TCATCTGCAGCTTCGGCATTGAGAATACCTTCGACTGCGCCGCTGATTGTATCGATGTTTCCTGTAGCAACGTTTAAAGTGTTATTTGTGGTAACCAGATCGCCACTAATTGTGTCAACTCTACCAGATACGGTATTGAAAGCGGTATCGTCAGCAGCTTCGGCATTGAGAATACCTTCGACTGCGCCGCTGATTGTATCAATGTTTCCTGTGGCAACGTTTAAAGTGTTGTTTGTGATAATTAGATCGCCGCTGATTGTATCAACTTTGCCAGATATAATATTTAAATTGCCACTTATTTCTGTTGTATCTCCTCCGCCGCCAGTATTTAATCCATCTACAACGCCAGATAATGCATTTAAGTCACCACTTACTGTATCAATGTTTCCTGATAATGTATTTATTTCTGCACTATAATCAATTCCATCTCCTATTGTTGTATTGATTTCTTGCGTGATGTATTGATTTATTGGTTGTTGGGTTTCACCTACTTTGATGTCTCCTGTGACAAGCATGTTGTCTGCTTGTATATCTCCAAAGATTCCGCTGTCTGTTCTAAATATTGCTGGCATAGTTATAGATACACTATAATTCAAATTATTGAACATTATTTTCAATAACAAAACGCCCTCAATCCCAGTAAACATGCGGGTTTCAGGAGAAAAAATAAACTTCCCAAAAAAAGTTATAAAATGTAAAAAATAGTATGGCGAAAATATTCCGCACAGAAGAGTTACAGGTCAATGGGGACAATATCCGCTTGACCGCAAGTATCCCTGGCGTATTTGAGGTACGCAATTCAGATAATGAAATCTTGATGACTAACGCTGACGTTGATTCTGACGTTTCAAGTTTACAATTCAAGAATGAAGATTTGGATAGTGATGTCTCAAGTTTGCAGTTCAAAGACGAAGATCTTGATAGTGATATCTCGAGTCTTCAGTTTAAGGACGAAGATCTAGACAGCGACATTTCGAGCCTTCAGTTCAAAGACGAAGACCTTGATAGTGATGTTTCAAGCCTTCAGTTTAAGGACGAAGACCTAGATAGTGATATCTCGAGTCTTCAGTTCAAGGACGAAGATCTTGATAGTGACGTATCAAGCCTTCAATTCAAGGACGAAGACCTTGACAGCGACGTTTCAAGTCTTCAGTTTAAGGACGAAGATCTTGATAGCGACATCTCAAGTCTTCAGTTTAGGCATGAAGATCTTGATAGCGATATCTCAAGCCTTCAGTTCAAGGATATTGATACTGACAGCGATCTTTCTAGCTTAGCTTTTAAGGATGTAGATGTTGATAGTGATATCTCAAGTCTTCAGTTTAAAGATGAGGATCTCGACAGCGATGTTTCGAGCCTACAGTTCAAAGATGAAGACCTTGACAGTGATATCTCAAGTCTTCAATTTAGACACGAAGATCTTGATAGCGATGTTTCAAGCCTTCAGTTCAAAGACGAAGATCTTGATAGCGACATCTCGAGTCTTCAGTTTAGGCATGAAGATCTTGATAGCGATGTTTCAAGCCTGCAGTTTAAGGACGAAGATCTTGATAGCGACATCTCAAGTCTTCAGTTTAGGCATGAAGATCTTGACAGTGATGTATCAAGCCTGCAGTTCAAGGATGAAGATCTTGACAGTGATATCTCAAGTCTTCAATTTAGACACGAAGATCTTGATAGCGATGTTTCGAGCCTACAGTTCAAGGACGAAGATCTTGATAGCGACATCTCAAGTCTTCAGTTTAAGGACGAAGATCTTGACAGTGACGTTTCTAGTTTAGCTAAGAATATCACAAGAAATGATACTTATGCTCATGTAGAGCCTGTTATTAGTGGAGTATACGAACAAACTGTTCCTTTAACCGGAAGAGATTTTGAGGGTAGTATGCCACATGTAACTGCAACTTTGTTAGCTACAGGAGTTAACGACCCAATTATGGGAGTTATGATTAGCGGTATTGCTCCGCACCCTGTTTCTGGAAGTTCTGATGGAATTGTTAATGTTGGATTTGTTTACTCAGACGAAATTCCAAATGACAATTACTCACTTCAGATTTTAGCTGCACTGTAATCGAGCAAGATTGTTTTATCTTGGGCGACCCCATTTCGGGGTCGCCTTTTTTGTGTAAATATAAATATGGATGATTGTTTTAATATGTTTGAGAGAGAAAAAGATGAAATAGTTGAGGTAAAGAAACTTGATGATAGTGCGCGAAAATTATTAGATAAGAAATTTAAGAAGTTAAAACATAAAGCATTATATATGAATGCTGAATATGAAGAGGTGTGTGATGTTTTTTCTTATGCTCAGCAGGAATTTATTAGCGGTATGTTTATATATTGTGGAAGAAATAAAATAAAGCCTCCTTTTGCTGATAAACAAAAAGAAGAAAAGTCAGAGAAGAAAGAATTTCAGGAAGATATAAAAGAATTGTACCGCGAAATAGTCAAAGCCACTCATCCAGATAAAACAAAAGATCTGTCTGATCACGAAGTTGAGGAAAGAAAACAGCTGTATCTTGATGCTGTGCAGGGCAAGAAAGAGGGAAACTTTTGGAGTATATTTAAAGCCGCGCTTGAATTGGATATGCCAATCAAAGAATTATCATTTTCTTATATTGAGGAATTGGAACAATCGATTCATCAGCTTGAAGAAAAAATAGACCGAATGAAAAATGATTTAATGTATAAATGGTATTATTCTTCTGAGTCTGTGCAGCTACATATTTTTGAGCAATTAACAAAAGATCAAGAAAAATACGAATAAAATTTTATAATATAAAACTATGATAGAGTTTTATAACGTAAAGAAGAAACAAAAAGTTCAAGTAGATTCAAGTAAAGTAACAAAACATACATACGAAAAAACCGCAAAAAGCGGTAAATTAACAATTCGTTACGCTTTGAAAGCAGTAGATGAAGATGGAACCAAGCTTACAAAATTTTGCAGCAAAGCTGTCTACGACGAAATTTAAATTATTCTGATACAATAAATCGAGCGGGCGTAGTTGTTGAAGTATTTGCAGATCTATTTAATTTATCTAAATTGAATACATGATCTCCTTGAGCATTGGTGACTCCGTTGGCATCGCAAACTGTAAATTTATTATTGATATCTAAGGAGTTGTCTAGTTGTATTCCGTCCCCTAGGTTTTCAAAAGTATAAAGAGTTCCTCCGTTTGGTGCGCCGCCACCTTCTGACAGATTCTCAAAGACAATATTGGATCCAACTGTTACGGTTGTGCCTATTGCTGCAAGTCCAGCTCCGATACTAGTTGGAGAACAATCGATTGTTCTTGCAGTAAAACCTTCTAGGGTATAAGTTGGTCCGCTTAAGATTGTGGTTGTTTCTATTCCTGCTAAATTAAATGCGCTAACTTGCCAGGCAAATGTTCCCTTCGTATCTGAATCTTCAACTGTAATTCTGTAGGCATTACTAAGTTTACCAACTCCAGATGCAGTTTGTGACAGTGATGATGGGTTGGTTTGCGAGGGATCTATTGATAAAGTTGGAGCATTTAACATTAATTGGCTTGTTGTTAAATTAAAATTATCACTAGTAGGAGAAGTCGATGTTTTTAATTTTGCGGCTAAATTGTTGATGCTTATTGTTAGTGGGGCATTGGCAATATTTACCACTGCAAAGTCTTCTGTAACCGCTCCATTTGCGGTTCTTGTAGCTTGTATTTTGAAGTTATTTTGTCCTCCGTCAATATCTATATTGTAATCTCCGCTAGAATACCTTGATGTTTTTAGGCCTTCGAATGTATTTGAGTTGTCAATAGAGAGTTGATTGTTTGGAGAAGTGTATTCAACTTCATCGAAATTATTAATTAAATTTTCAACTTCTGCAAATTCAGTGCTTTTGATTGCATCTTGATTGGTTGGATAAGATATTGTTGGTATGTTTATGGAGGGAAATGTTTGATTGTGTACTTCTGCTGTATCTGTGGTTGTGATAGGGTCGCTTAATGTACCAAAATTATTTCTAAGAGTAAATGTAGCAGGTTGGTTTCCGTCTCTAGTATTAAGACCAAGAGGTCCGAAAACTTTCAATGGAACATCAAATTGAAAATTTCCATTTGGCAATGTAGTTTTAGAATAGTTTGATGAAAATGATGTTTGTGATCCGTCGCTTATTCCATTGCTACTGACGGATATTTGTATATCGTTTAAACCCACACCGTTTCCGTCTATTTCTATTGTTGAGTTTACAATGTCTCCATCTTTAACTTGAGTTGTTCCAATGATGTGTGGCGCAGTTGCGCTACTTGCAAGACTATCCATTTGTGTTGAAACAATAACTGGGCCGTTCGCTACTTTTACAGTTACTCGATCAAGATCGGTCGCTCCATTGCCTGTTCGCACTGCATATATTTCTATATTGTCTGTATCGCTGAATATACCGGTTTCGTAATTTACAGTTTTTACGCTTTCAAAATCGCCGCTATTATTGATTGATATATTGCTACTCAAACTAGTATAACTAACATAATCTACCCCATTTACCCAATTTGATATGTTATTGTTGAATGTTGTGCTTTCTCCTTCGCGTAGCCCGTCTGTTCTTCCGTTGTATGATGTCGGGTCGTTTGCTACAATATTTGGGTATTGCTGATCAAGTAGTCTGGTACCACTTGTGTGTGTAAAATCTGTTGATTCGCGGATTTCTCCGGTTGTTCCAAAACTATCAATTGCTTGCACTGCTACTGATTGTGCGCCTTCGCGATTCGAAACGAATACTGGAATTGTTGCACGATAAATGCCACCGAGATCTTCAAGCGTATAACTTGCGAAATTTACTTCTTGAGCAAGTCCATGATCGTGAACCTTGATTGATTGAATATCATCGCGGTTGAATTCGGCGTAGATATTTATTAGATCTCCCTGTTTTAGGTGAGTTGTTCCGAGTAGTTCTCCAGCTTTCGGGGTAGCTGTAGATATTTCATCGATGTATACATTAGTCGGAATTGGACCTGCACCAAGTTCGGTGAGTGGAAGTATAACCTCTCGACCATTTGCTTCGCCAGTAATTTCTGTTAACCCTTCGACATTTAAATTATCGATATACCCTTCGAATCTACGAGTGTCTGTTCCGAGTTCGATGATATTATTGAATGGGATTTCTTGTCCATTTATTTTTGCGATGCCAATATATTCATCATTTGGGCCATCCCATTGAAGGGTAAAACGCATGTCTTCTGCGACCGCTACAGTAACTCCAGAAAGCTGGGTGTTGGGCGTGGGTGTTGTATAGAAATCTTTTTGAGTGACCCCAAGATTATCAACTGCATCTGAAAAGAAGAGAAATGGAGAGGCTTCTTCAAGTGTTTGTTGTATGGTTTCTACGGTAGTTGCTACATCAATACCGCTTATGGTTAAACCTTCAGTAAAATCACCACTTGCGAAAACAACATTGTCTGTTGTTCTTACATTTTGATCCATCGAGATTGACAATCCGCTAATGTAGAGATTATCGAATACACCAGTCGCCCAAGCTTTTGTGGGTCTACCTACTCCGCCTTCGCCGCTGTTCCTTGGTACTAAATTCCTTGTGGCCATCTTATTTATTACACAGAATATGTTTAAAATGATATTTCGTCAGTGAATGCTTCGGGGCCGCTGTTATATCTCCAATGATTACTTCTGAGTTCAAGGTCATTTTCATTTCTTAGTATCCACATTGGGTCTGCTATATGTTTTGCGTTACTTGGGACTATATCGCCTTCCGAGTCAAGTTCAAATGCTTCTTCTAATGTATATCTTTGCTGTGTGTAGGTATCTTGTATTAAGTTTAGTATGTCTGGGTTACCGGTAAAATAATCCAAGAAGTTGATGCCGCTAATTGTTAGAGTTGTTGGTACATGAACTGAATCTCCATCCAGTTCCAATTGCGGTTGTAATGGATTGTCTCCAATAACATACCTACTAGGACCAACTTTTTGAATTGGCTCTCTTAATCTACTAAATTCCATTATTCAATGATTACATCAGATGTTCCAGTTTGTTTGTATGTGATAGTATATTTCATTGTAAAGCCTGATATTGTGTGTGGTCTTTTTACATATATTTTTCTTGCTTCATCACTATCAATACGGACAGATGTATCTGGATTGAGATACATTATATTATTGTTTTCTGGATCTTCTGTTCGATTCGCATCGTAACTTTCATCGATTGTATGAAATTGTATAGGATACGGCGACTCATTAAACAATAAAACACTTTCTGCTAATCCAAGATCATATAATGTAGTAAAATCTTTTAATTCATATGAATTTATTAAACTAGCTCTTTCATTGTCAAAGCGCAAGGCGTATGCTGTATCAGTATGAAATGTTCCATCTTGTTGTACGCCGCGATTTGGATCTGCGTCTTCTGCTAATATAAAATAATTTGGATGCCCTGTTTCTGGAACACTTGGGTTGGTGCGACCATTGGCGTAATGAGTATTGTAGATGTCATCCATAATGAATCGATCTACGCCGTATGTGTTTCCTGAGTATGTACCAAAGCGTTCTTCGTCTGGAATGTTTTCCATTAAGATAAAATCTTCCTCTATCTTTTGGTTTACAGTTTTTGTGATGAGTTTCCATGGTTGTATGTCAACTCGATCAATGTTTATTACTGCGCCGCTTTGATTAGCTATACCAGAGGATATGCTTGAAAGTAGCCCTGATACTTCTACTCCCCCAAATCCTCCACTTATAACTCCACTAAGCCCAGAGATAAGGTCATTTAAGTTTCCTATATCTACCGATCCGCCGCCACCAACTCCGCCACCAGCAGAAGGTTCCCAGCGACCATCACCACTATTCCAGTTGTAAGTAAAGACCGGACTAGGTGATAAGTGGTCTAACTTGGTTATATCCGTATACAACGGATTGTTTTTAAATCCTGGATTTGACATCGCAGGAATTATTACACTTTTTTTTAGCCTCTATCCTGCGGATGTTTTAATCCGCGGCGTTTTTTACTGTATTCTTGAAAGTATTTCTTTTGAACAGGGTCGTAGCCAAGTTTGTCTTTGCGTTTTTGGCTCATTTCTTTGCTGTGATCCATGATATCACCGTATGTGCCTTTTTTGTTCCCAGTGTTGTTTACAAAAGCTTTGTTATCAAATGGGTCTGTTTGTGAATCGATGCTTGCCTGAGGGCTATAGAACACACGCTTCCATTGCACACCTTTCTCATCAACATATACATGTTCTTCTTTCATTGATTGAACCACATCTATTGTTTCAGATGTTACTGGATGTTCGTATGTATAAAGCGGCATTAGTTTAATATTTTATTTAATGTATTTACATAAGTGAATTTTTCTTTTAATTTTTCACCTTCTGTATTGTTTATCTTACATTTTGTTTCTGCTTTTTCCATAGCATCAATCAATTGTTCTTCTGAGAATGTATATATATTGCCTTGATTAAAGTCTGTATTTTCGTGAAAGAAAATATTGTCGTATACAGGTTCAGTTCCTTCTGGCTCGACAAGTATACTATTTTCGTTTGTTGCCCAGTCTTTGTGACTTGTTGCGTTTAAAACGATACTCCATTTGCCAAGACACGTGGCGTTGAACGAGGGAAGGTTCCATCCTTCTGCGCCACTCATGCCACCGAGATCGATGTCGATTGAATTTAAAAAATCATTTACTTGACTATTTTGCGGCAAGAACGGAAGGAAATTAATGTTTCCATATTTTTGTCCGCCAAGCATGTTTCCAATGACGGATTCCATTTGTTCTTTTTTAAAGAATGGATTGGTGATGCAACATGTTAGTTGGTAATCATAGTTGTTGCCATATTTTTTGATCCATGCTTTTACTATTTTTTCTGTGTGTTTACGCTTTTCGAATTTGCCCATCAATCCAAAATGAATTTTATTGGGCATGTATGCCTTTCCTGTTTTGTGGAATGTTTCGTCGAATCCAAGGGGAGCGGAGTGTCCGTTTTCGAATTTATCGGCGGCATAACTACTGCTAAAGACAACTCTATCTTGAAGCGCGGCGAGCTTTTGCTCTGCTTCGGTTGGTTGATCAAGTTCGTAGAATGTATATAGTGTTTGATTTGCGGTGACTCGATGTTCAGATCCATTGAGATGCCACATCTGAAGAGTTGGGATATCTCTATCAAGTTTTGAATATCTTTGCTTCGCTGATTCTTCAAGCCAATTCTTGAAGTCTTGATCCGTCAAGTCAAAGCTGCTGACATCTATTTTTCCAATCGGAAAGATTGCAACATCATAGCCTTCACCGTACATCGCTTTGAGTAGATTGTAGGATACATTGCCAAACGACAATGAATTGAGCGGGCCTTTATAAATTAGTTTTTTCATCAAAATGGTACATCAGTGAATTCATCTTCAACTTCTTCTGCTTTTGGTTCGCCAGAATTTTCTTGTTCTTCTGTTTTATCTAAAAATGTAACTGTGTCTGCACGACAGAAAATGCGCGTTCTATTTTCACCACTCTTGGTTTGCCAGGAACTCATGTTCAGTTTACCTTCGACAAGAACCTTGCGGCCCTTACTTAAGAAGCGATTGCAGTTTTCAGCCACCTTATTCCATGTTTCTATGTCAATATAGAAGACGCTGTTTGCTGCTTTGTTATTGATGGCGATTGCGAAGTCGCATACTTTGTTGTCACCTTTGATTTCGCGAAACTTTGGGTCGCGAGTTAAATTTCCTAGTCCTATAAATTTGTTCATATTTCTTGTTTTAGTTCGTGTTGTACATGTTCTAGTGCTGAATTATGTATGTTAATACAGCCTTGTATGCTTAAATTCATTTCGTCTCCTATGTGTTTCCATGGCATAACTTTATTTTTACTACCAGTAATATATCGCATTTTGAATATTTTTTCAACTCTTTTATCAGGATGATCTTTTATGATTGTTAAAACTTTGTTGAATAAATCGTTTTTAATACTTTCGGATATTGAGTCTACTTCGATCTCTTCTGCGCTTGATAGATTTTCGAGAAACTCGCTTTGAAATGCGGGCTTGCGTTTGTTTCTGTTGTAAAGATTTAGACACATCCATTTGGTTTCATTTCCGAGATAAGTGCTGAACTTTGCTCCTTTCTCTGGATCGTAATTTTTTGCGGCCTGATAAATCTTGAAATCTTTATCTTTTATAAGATCTTCATAATCAATAAATGGACTACTTGGGCTAGCATATACATTTACCATATCAAGATATATTCCGCTGTGACGATTGATTAATTGTATTAAACTATCTTGTACATTTACATCTGATTGTACATTTTCTATCAGCTCGAGATCAGATAATTCTTGTGTCATGAGATTGATTGTAGAATTTGGTTTACTGTATTATTGATTTTGTTCATATCTTCGTCCTGGAAGTCTTTCCAGGATACATGGTGATCTGCTTTACTTTTTAGTATTGGATCATTTTCTAACTCTTCTGCGTTTGGAGCTATATTACCTTCTCGATGAATATGTATTGCTTTGCCACCGAGACTATGTATCCAGTCTATTTCATTTTCATACCTAACATCAGTTACGAATACCCAAGATCCATTTTTTATTTCAGATTCCACTCGATCGTGAATTTTTTCGATCCAGCAGTTTTTGTTTAATTTTCTGCGCACATGAGTTCCGTATGTTACTAGGAAGGGTCTGATGATTTCTTTTTCTGAAGTTTTCTCGGTAAACGCAGAGATCCCTACATATTTACTTAGAAGTTCATCAGATTCTTCTTTAAGAGCGTCCGCAAACGCATATCTATTATGATTGTCTTGATTTGATTCAAGAATAGGTTTTGAAAGGTTATAGAAACTATCTTTACCTGCTCGCGCTAATCCTGTTATTCCTATTAATTTCATATTTATGCTCCAAATACTAATTTGACATTACTTGATAGATCATGAAGTCCGGCATTAGCGAGCATTCTGGATACACTATGATAGTAGATTAGATCATCATAATCTTCCTCGATTGCATCAGGCTCCAGATGATGGGATATCATAACCGATGATAACTTTAAATGTTTACCGTACTTCTCTAGCATTTTCGTTAAAGCTTCGGTACAAGCCTCAGTTTCATCTTCTGCCTCGATGATAACCGACCAATCAGAGCATCGTATCATGTAATACTTACTTTCACTTAGATCTATAAATTTCATGAAACCATCATATCAACATTCCAGCAATTTGTCAATTCTTATATTTATATTAATTATAAAATAATATTCAATGTATACGTATTGATTAACATCGTACGATTTTTCGAATGTCGAAGGTACGATTTTTTGAATTTTACTTGACAGAAAATGGTTTTTCAATTAATATCGTTTACATGAAAAAATTCACACAGATTCCAAATGCAATCCAGGAAGATATCGTCAATGGAAAATTGATCGGCAACGACCTTGTGGTTTACAATTATCTTGTATCAAAAGCCTCACATGGCAGACCGATTTTTTATACCAACGAAAGAATGGGTAAGGAACTAGGAGGCATGTCTTATGGTAAAATCTCAGCTAGTTTATCTCGACTTAAAAAAGCAAATCATATCTCAAGGTTCAAAACCTACAATCGTACAGCAACCAAGTTGGAAACTGCTGTATTACAAGGGGGCAAACTAATAGTTCGCGGCGAATCATGAAAGTAGCTCTGTGCTTTAGTGGAAAACTTGGAGCTTGGGAACAAACCAAACATTCGATAACGAAACATGTTATCAATCCACTCAAGCCAGACATCTTTCTTTTTACTTGGGAAGGGGAAGACTATCATAAGTTTTGCAAGTACTACAAGCCAACTCGTTTTTCTATTCTTGATTATTCTCATCATGCAAGAAAAATGAAAAGCACAACAATTGATATTTGGGCAGGACTTAAACCGATGACATTCGGTATGAAGAAAGTATTTGGAGTACTCGCTGATTACATGCGTCTTCACAAAAAAGAATACGATCTAGTTATTCGATTACGACCAGATCTTGACGTGCTCGATCCTCTCAAGCTGCACGAACTAAAAGATGCAATCAAGCGAAAGCATATCAAAATGCCATTCTACGAAGGTCATAAAATTTACGACCACGAAGAAGAACTCAAGAAAGAATTTGCTTTTAGTTTTGTTTACGAAAAAGCTATTCTACCCGATCAAATTAACGATCAAATCGCGGCAGGCCCAATTGAACCGATGACTCGATACATGAATTGTTTTGACAAAATTGAAGAGCCTGTAGATTTCATGTGGGTTGATGGATACCCAGATTATATGTGCCGCATACCTGAATGTATAATCACCATGTTTCTAAAAATGTACAACATAAAATATTCTCCCTTGACAGGCACCTCTGAATTTGGTAATCTAAAAACACAGTTAATTAAATGATAAAATTGATTATATTCGATCTTGATGGCGTGCTTGTTGAATCGCGCGAGCTGCATTACATCGCACTAAACAAAGCGCTTGCAGAGTTTGGACAACAATATGTTATCTCAAGAGAAGAGCATCTGTGCAAGTATGATGCGTTAACAACCACGATGAAACTTGATCGCCTCACAAAAGAAAAAGGCTTGCCTAAAGAATATCATCACAAAGTTTGGCAACTCAAGCAAAAGAAGACGCTTGAAGAGATTGATAATTTTGAAATCGACCACCGCATACAAAACATTCTCAAATCATTCAAAGATCAAGACTACATCATTGCATGCGCAACCAATTCAATTCGCGCAACATCAAAACTGATGCTTATACGAAAAGGATTCATGGAGTATATTGATTTTCTTTACTCAAATGAAGATGTAAAAAATGCAAAACCAAACTCAGAAATGTATTTGAGATGCATGATCAAGGCTGGAGTCAATCCAGATCAAACAGTAATCATTGAAGATTCTCATATTGGAAGAAAAGCCGCGATCAGCAGCGGTGCTCATCTTTGCGCAGTAAAAGATTCGCACGACTTGACATATGACAAAATACAAGATACTATCTTGCGTGCACAAAAACAATCATCAATTAAACCAAAGTGGCAAGGAGGTAAAATGAACGTACTTATTCCAATGGCAGGCGCAGGCTCTCGATTCGAGCAAGCAGGATATACATTCCCAAAACCATTGATCGATGTAAATGGTAAGCCAATGATTCAGAGAGTTGTTGATAATTTGAATATTGATGCTCGACATATTTTTATTGTTCAAAAATCACACTACGAAAAGTATGCACTTAAACACATGCTCAACCTTATCGCACCAAACTGCGAGATCGTTCAGGTCGAAGGAATGACGGAAGGCGCCGCATGTACCACATTGCTAGCTAAAGAATTCATCGATAACGACGAACCGCTTGTTCTTGCAAACTCAGATCAATATGTAGAATGGGATAGCAATCAATTTATGTATTCGGCAATGGCAGATGATATCGATGGATCGATATTGACATTTGAAGCAACCCACCCGAAGTGGAGTTATGCGCGACTCAATGACGACGGATTTGTAGTTGAAGTAGCAGAGAAAAAACCAATCAGTAAACATGCAACAGTTGGTGTTTATTTTTGGCGTCGAGGTAGTGACTACGTAAGATCTGCCGAATCAATGATCAATAAAAACATTCGAGTAAACAATGAATTTTATGTTTGTCCAGTTTACAACGAAGCATTATTAGATGGTGCGCGAGTAAAAACCTTTCATATTGATAAAATGTGGGGACTTGGCACGCCAGAAGATCTCGATGTCTTCTTGAAACATGAAATTAATTTCTCATAGAGGCAATACAAATGGATCATTTCCCGGAATGGAAAACGACCCCGACTACATCGTCGCGGCCATACAAAATGGATACGATGTAGAAGTTGACGTCTGGGCTCACAAACAAATTTGGTTGGGTCACGATGGACCAGAATATCCTTGTCCATTAAAATTTTTATTCGAACACAAAGACAAACTTTGGATACATTGCAAAAATCTAGACGCACTTCATATCCTATCAGACTTTAAAGATCTTAATATTTTTTGGCACCAAGAAGACGACTACACATTAACATCGCATGGATATATATGGACATATCCACGAAAAATTACTTGCACAAAAAGCGTATTGGTTGTGGATAATGCAACCGAGTATCGCGGTACAGAATGCTTCGGACTTTGTTCTGATTATTTAGAGTCATGAGCTATGGGTATCACTCCTCATGTCAGCAAGTGGGATAAGTTCCGACTAGAATTTCTTAAAAATTTACTGCCTCGAATCGAGGCTCATGAGAATACAGTATCTATAATAATTCAAGGGCCATTAAATGATCGATCAATCAATACAATACCTGCATATTTAACATATGGTCAAGTGATCGTCAGTTGTTGGGACAACGATGACTTATCTAAACTAGATCCATATTTAAACCAAATTGATATAGTAGTAAACAAATACTCTGACGCCCTACCTCGAGCGCGCAAAACAAATCAGCGCAATCCAATTATATTGCAAAATTTCACAACACATAATGCACTAAAAAAGGCAACAGGATATTTTTCCATCAAAACAAGATCCGATGAAAGCTGGCCAGTACTCGATCCGCTATTGAATATGCTTCGAAACAATCGAGACACAAAAGATCCAAACACAAACATATACAATGATTACAAAATTATAACATCTAATATTTATTTTAGATATGACAGTCAATGCAAATTTCATCCATCAGATCATTTGATAGCAGGAAGAACATATAGAATGAAAGATGTATTTTATAAAACATATATTGATTGTATGTATAGAAGTATCGCTGGAGTTGGTCCAGAAGAATTGATTGGTAAAAGCGTCATCTCTACCTACCGCGACCCAACAACCAAATCTTTCGACGTTCCATTCGCCAATCGATCTGTAGAATTAATGAAAAAACATTTTGACATAATTAGAATCTCTGCATTACCTCGACACATATGGACATCAAGCTACAGAAAATACGATGCACTATACAGTGAAGAAGATTGGTGCCATCATATAAATGATATAGACAAAAGAGGTTGAATAAAAAGAATAATGGCATATAATCATTAAACAATTATTTATACTATGAGTCTATCATTATACAAACCAAACAGTAAAAACACAGGTTGCGCATTTAATTTTAAAATCGGCGCAAACAAAAACAAAGAGCCCGTCGTTTACGTAACAGCAATTCAACAGTACTCTTGGGACGACAAGAAAAAGACAGCAAACTTTTCTGGCAACTCTAGCGACGAAGAAAAGAAGATCAATTTAAAATTCACTGAATTCGAAATTGGTGGTATAATGAGCGCGTTCAAACATCGCAATGAATTTTCATCTTATCATTCGTACGATCAAAGCAAGACAGCAATCAAGTTTGTGCCGTGGGACAAGAAAACCAAGATCAAGAATGGCGACAAAGAAGAATGGGTAACGCTTCCTGCGTTTGGTATTACTTTCACAAGAAATGGCAATCAAAGTTTTCGTATTCCAGTGGAAGCTGGTGAGGTCGAGAACTTGCTTGAGTTTTTCAGATATTTCCTTTTATTACTCAATGAACATCGATACGAAGAATCACTCAAGAATCTAGAAAAGTATCGCGCCAAACGAGAACAAAAACAAGAACCCAAGGAACAATCAAGCGACTCAGAAGATGCGCCGTTTTGATGAAAAGAAAAAAAGTTCTAATACATAGCAATCATTGCAAGGCGTTTACTGGATTTGGTAAACACACCAAGAACATACTTATTCATCTACAAAAAACAGGCAAGTATGATATTGTAGAATTTTCGAATGGTATTCGCTGGGGCGACCCAAAATTAAAAAACCTTCCATGGACCGCCGAAGGTTCGCTTCCTAGCGATCCAAATCTTCTCAAGAAACTCAATCAAGATCCACAGCTTGCAAGAAGCGCAGGTTATGGATCTGAAATGATTGATAAAATCATCGAGCGCGAAAAACCAGATGTATACATGGGTATCGAAGACATCTGGGCATTCTCTGGGTATACAGAGAAAACATGGTGGAACAAGATTAACTGCATGATCTGGACCACGCTCGATAGTTTGCCTATTTTGCCTGACGCAATCAAAGCTGCGCCAAAAATCAAGAACTACTATACATGGGCGAGCTTCGCGCAAAAATCTCTGAATAGTATCGGCCAAGAACATGTGAAGACTCTTCGCGGCAGTTTAGACACTTCTCATTTTTATCGTTTTGAAGATGAGCAACGATTGGAATTGCGACAACGTTATAATATTTCACCCGACGACTTTATTATTGGTTTTGTATTTCGCAACCAATTGCGCAAGAGTGTTCCGAATCTTCTTGAAGGTTTTAAAATATTCTGTCAACAAAATCCCACATGTAATGCAAAATTATTATTACATACTCATTGGGGCGAAGGATGGGACATACCAAGACTATTAAAAGAAAAAGAAATAGATCCAACAAAAATATTAACAACATATTATTGTAAAGAATGCAAAGAATATGAAATCAAAAACTTTGCAGGAGAAAATTTAGATTGCCGATTTTGTGGTGGCAAGAAAACTCAGATTACAACCAAAACAACCGCCGGAGTTGACGAAGGTCAGTTGAATGAAATTTATAATCTTATGGATGTATATTGTCATCCATTCACTAGTGGCGGTCAAGAGATACCAATCCAAGAAGCCAAGCTTACTGAACTCGTAACATTGGTCACCAATTATAGTTGCGGTGAAGATTGCTGTGTAGACGAGGCTGCAAGCCTTCCATTGAGCTGGACAGAGTATCGCGAACCAGGCACGCAATTCATCAAAGCAAGTACCGACCCAAAGAGTATTGCATATCAACTTCGCAAGGTATTTGAAATGAAGCCAGAGAAGCTCGCAAAAATGGGCAAGCAGGCTCGACGATTCGTTGAAGACAACTATAGCGTAGAAGTTATAGGAAAACAATTAGAAGAGATTTTAGACGCTATGCCAGACATCGAATGGGACTTTGACTTCAAGATAGAGGAGCGCGATGCAAATTATGAACCTCCAGAGATTGAAAGCGACGCAGAATGGATATCTGACCTTTACAAAAACATACTTAAAGTAGAAACAAACCCAACAGAAGATGGTCACAAACACTGGATGCAACGACTTGGAGACGATCTTTCTCGTGCGGATGTTTTAAAATATTTTCGAAGCGTCGCAGAAAAAGAAAATCGCGAAAACAAAAAAGTGGATCTTGCAGACCTACTAGATGAAGACGATGAAGGAAAACGGCTGCTTGTTGTGATGCCCGAGCGTATAGGAGATGTCTATCTCTCCACCGCGCTATTACCAAACATTCGCAAACAATATCCAGATCTTAATATTTATTATGCTACACGACCACAATACTTTGAAGTATTAGACGGAAATCCATATATTCACAAATGCATACCTTACCATGATTCACTAGCAAACCTACCACTCATGGAAGGACAAGGAGAAAATAGTGGATATTTTGAGATTGCATTCATACCATTTCTTGGCACACAACGAATAATCAATTTCACACACAACGCTAAAGATAAAATACAATTCGATTTATGCACCTCGTAGAACAATACGCATTATCATGTGGAGTAAAGATAGACACCCCACACATTGAAACATCATATTTTCCTATTGCATCAAAAAAGTATATCACATTACATGCGAGCAATCGCATACAGTCCAAAACATACGACTATTATAATGACGTGATGGATCTTGTGCATCCATATCTAAAAGAAAATGATATTAATGTTATACAAATTGGCAGCAAAGACGAACAAAAAGTTGGACGCTGTATACATCATCAAGGACAAACCACAATCAAACAGGCTGCATATATTATACAAAACAGTTTATTACATTTTGGCACCGATTCATTTAGTACTCATGTTGCAAGTGGATTCAATAAAAAAATAATTAGTTTATATTCTACATTATACAAAGAATGTTGTGGTCCATATTGGGGAGATACAAATGATCATGTATTACTTGAACCAGACCGAAGCAAAAAGAAAGCAAGTTTTTCTGACAACGAGTATCCAAAAACAATCAACACAATCATGCCTGAAACGATTGCTTGCGCGATCCTCGATCAGCTTGGAATCGAGCATACCATCAATGGGATAGAAACACTTCATATCGGTGCGGCATACCATGCAGGATCGCTTGCAATTGTACCAAACCACATCATGCCCAATAGCTTTGCCCCAGGCCAACCTGCAAACATTCTCGGCGACGAACACTTTGACGAAGAAAATATTGCTCGCTGGGCAAACACACGCAAGGTAAATATCTTTCTCAAGCAACCTATGCAAATCAACTATCTACAAGCGGTAAAGAAAAACATCCATCAAATCAATTATTTTGTACAGCCAGATGATGACGAAACATTTTTCAAAGCTGTCAAAAAATTAGGCATAAACCTCAAACTAATATGCAAAGATCCAAACACTATAAATGATCTACGTTTAAAATTTTTCGATTGGGATGTTAGCTTTATAGAAAATAAAACAAAAAAAGACATTGACAACTGGGAAAAAATATGCAATAATAGTCGTTATAAAAGCGCTCAAATTATATCATCAAATAATCAACTATATGCAAGCAAGACTGCTTGGCGTCACGACATTCCTGGCGCACACAATGAGATTATTGACTGTGATGAATTTTGGGAAGACGCAATCAATCTAAAAATTTATAATGACAACAATGGCACCACGTAAATCACAATCTTCAACAGAACAATCTGTAACCTACGAATCAGAAGTAGTAGTAAAAAAAGAAAAAATAACATATCCTAAAAATTATGCTGATGGACCAGGACGTTTCAAAAGAAATAGTTTTGGATTATTAGATAATGTAGATTATACATTCGCAGATGATGGATCTGTTAATTGGAGAAGTATGATCAAAGATGAGCATTTATTCCCCAACAAGTCATGGTTTGATATGCGTCGAAAAGATGTGCCTCGAACAATCGACGGTCTAGGAGATCACCAACTACTTATCAAGCTGAGTGGAATCAAAGAGCTAGCAAAGCTTCGTGGATTTAGTGATGTAGCATATGAAGTTGTCAAGTGCGAACCCGATCATGTAGCGGTAATCTGTAGAGTAACATTTTTGCCAAACTACGAAACTGGCGGTAAATCTGTGGTGTTTCAAGATATGGCCAATGCGACACTCAATAACACAAGCAATTTCGCGACTAAATTTTTAGAAACAATTGCTTGTAATCGAGCATTCGTTCGTGCGGTTCGTAATTTTCTTAATGTACATATTGTGGGTGACGACGAGATTGATAAATCCACAGCGCCCGCTCCAACAGCTAACACAAACATGGGTCTCACTCCATCCTCTATGGTTGAGGGTTTAGCCAAAGAAAAACTTAGCTGTGCAAACTTTGAAGAATTCAGAACTGTACTTCGCGATTGGTGGCAATCCGGAAAATATAAAAACAATGATGTAAAAGACTGGAACGATTACGACGATATTCCTGCAGCTCAAGCGAGAATATTAATGAAGTTGATTAACAGTTAATTTTATTTTTTATTTCGTCTAGTTCGGCGCGCATTTCTTCAATAATTTTTTGTTGATCTTGTATTGCGCCGACTAATATAGGAACCATTTTTTCATACTTGACAGCAAGATAACCGTTACTTCTCTCGGTTACAATTTCAGGAGCAATTCCTTGTATTTGTTGAGCGATTAAACCGATATCGTGACCACTGTATGTTTGTTGGTTCTGATTCCAATTAAACTCGACAGCATCTATTGTATTTATTTTCTCTAAACATCCAGAGATTGGAATTATATCATCTTTCAACCTTTGGTCGGATGCAGCAAAAGCAACAACATCACCATAACTAAATAATCCATTCAAACATCCAATATAAAAAGCATTATCAGTAGAAGCAGTAACATGATCTCCTATAATATGAGTGTTATATTTGGAGCTTATTGTGTTGTCAACTCCTTGTATTATTGAACATCTTCTTGAGTTTGATATGGTATTGTGTCTTCCTGCTATAATTACATTTGTTTCATGATATCCACTATAGTTACTGGTCCAGTCGTCAGAAGGACTCAAGCTAGGATCTGTACTACTCGGAGGATTAGTTGGATTTGATATGTTTGGAGGTGTTGGCATTTTACGAATTAATTTAGTCAAACTGTGAAAGAGTAAAGTTTGTTTGCGTGTCATCTCGATATACAGTATTACTATTTGGGTAAAAATACAACCAATCCGATATACCATGATTCCACACCCACGGCCCCTGCAATACTACATCGTAATTCAACCACGACCAGCTGCCTCCGAATAAATTTTCAGCGTAAAACCATGCGGTACTGGGTGCTCTTTTAGTTGGGTATATTTCATTAAAACTTAAAAATATCCATCCGAGAACATTTGAATTTAAAAAATCAACGACAGCCACAAAATCCTCTGTTTTCATAGAGTCTCCATCAAACTGATGATCTCCATACACATCAGAAACGAAAACAGCCTCTGCAAACCAAGAACTATACCATGATGGTACAATTAAAGAAGCATCATTTATTCCGTCTCCTAATCTAAATTTATCTTTAAAATGCAGAGCGGGATTATAGACCAAAGAGCTATTATTTGATATTGAATTATATTCCCCGCCTGGAATTGATTGGTATGATCCACCATTGATAGTATTTGATTGTCCGCCACCTATAAAATTAGCTCCCTCATTTTCAGATCCTGCCTGAGGCATACCATTTCCCCAGCCTCCAGCAATAACACTAAAATTATCTTTGCATTCATTATTGTAACCTCCACCAATTATCGAAAATCTTCCCTCAATATTATTCTCTCCTCCTGCAACAATACTGGAAGCTAATGATTTAAAATTGTTCTGAAAACTTGGAATAGTAATGGTATTATTGTATCCACCACCAATGAATACTGCTTTTGGATCTTGATTCTGATAATTGTTAAAATCAAAAATTGTCCCAAGGTCACTAGTTACATTAATACCTCCAGATATAAAAGCAGAATGCATCTCTATTTTTCCATCATCCGTATTTAATCTAAAATACGAATCGAAATTTCCAACTGATTGCCCTCCCATATCAAAAAATGATATATTTTTTGATTTTGATGAATCATAATATGATCCCATTGAAAAACCGGCTGTAGTATAATTATTTGAATTTAAAACGGTGTTATTATTTACATCAAATATTCCTCCAACAAATCCTGGGCTTGTTATTATTCCATTGCCTACAGATGTCAATGAAAATGGTTGTGTTCCCCCTCCTAATGTACCAAGCTCTAATTTTTCAGTTATTATCGCTTCCTCTGCTAAAAGTAAATTTGTAGCTACGCTTGTAAATTGACCACCAAATGCTTCCCATTTTCCAGCATTTAAATCAGCAGAAAAACTAGACGAAGACGGTGAAGATGGCTCTCTACCAATATAAAATTCATTATCAGGAGCGTAATAAACTATATCACCCCTAATAGCGCTGCCCGAATAGTATTCGCCCGCACTCCATTCTCCCCGAAAATGAGTTGCAGGTCCCCCTGGCCCAGCTTTTCCATCAATTATTCTACCTATTGTTGTAGAAGTTTCATTGTCTGAATTCGCTCCAGATACATACAAAATCACAGCATCTCCAGTTGTTGAATTTGATGTGATGATATCATGAAAACCAAAAACATTACCCTCAAAACCCGCCGCTAATCTTGCCACTGCAGTAATAGATTGATTATCTATAATAAAATCATTTGAAGATGGATTCACATCATATGAAAACCCACTAATATCATATTTACCCGCAGACTTGCTTGCTATAAAATCATCATAAGAAAATACATCATTAATAACACCATCATTAAAGACTTGCATTCTAAATCTAACGTCATCAGCTGAAGATATTGATGTATTTCTAAATCTTGCAGTAATTACTAAATCATTATTATTTTCAATTTCATATCCATTATTTGTCTCAACATAATTAACATATGCAGGCATAGAACTAAAATCAACAAAATCATAATCTTTACCATTTGACTGACGAAGCCTACCTTCAAGAGATAGAGTTCCATCATTATCTAAAGTTAATTTTCCCTGATCGCCTCTAAATTCAAAAGTTCCATCCCCACTTAAAACAAAACCATTATTCGCCGGTGGATACGAAACTCCATCCACTGGATTAGTATATCCAGTAAAACCTGGCGTAACAATAGATCCATACTGATTTGCCCTAGATCCCACAACTATTTCGTGACCTTTTATTTCTCCAGCTGTAATTTTATCAGCCTTCAGGCTATTGATTTTAGCATCTACAATTGCAGCTTCAGCTATATTTGCCGTACCAATCAATGCGTTCGCAAACGCATGGTAAACCGGAGTTGCCGCAGCATTACTTGGAAAACCAGCTAATCGAGCTACGATAAAATCTCCTTCTCCAAAATCAGGATCTGGACTAACATAGTCTTGATTATTAGAATCTTGATCCCTGGAACCCGCTGGATGAGAGCTTGATATTTTGTAATTTATATTTTTGTAATAAATATTCCTTAATCCTACATCAACATATTCTTGATCTGGATCAGCCGAATCTGCTTGACCATTATTATCCCACCATATATAAGAAGCTTTTTGCGTATCATAATTAGGTCCAATTCCAGATCCATTTATAAGATATCCAGTTCCTTGATAATACAATACATGTTCAGGCCAACTAATATAACTTCCATCTCCATCAAAAGGATCCGGCTGTGGAGCCAATGCAATTGTATTTCCGAAAATCTCGGTCATATTCAACTCAAAATCATCAATATCAGTAGCAGACGCTTGCCCTAAAGTCAACTCAACCCCTTCGATCTCCGGACCACTCAAGTTCGCAGCTCCAGTAAACGGCCCTTTATTTCCAGCGAAATCCACAGGTCTAACCCAAAAGTATTTTGTTTCGTTTGTTTTTCCAAGGTATGATGTTTCAATTTCTGCTCCATTAGCAGGAACATTGAATATTCTTTTTGCATTTGTTATTCCTGACGCAGGATCTTGTTTTTCAATTGGTATTGGTCCGGTGCTAGCAATATCAGTTTCTATTCTTCTGTAGCCGCTATTGTTCGAAAAGTCTATATCCTCTAAAGGATCGGCTTCATCTTTTAGAAATACATTCAAGCTACCAAGCTCAAGCTTGTCATCTGTATCCGAATTACCCATCCATACCTCGTAGTGGCTAAGATCATTGGGTATTTGATCTCTGTTTTGGATATTGCCACTTGGATGAACCCAACTGAGAAAATAATTTTCAAATGCAGTATCTCCACTTAGATCAATAACGGGGCCAGGTATATCATCTGCAGACGTTCTAAAAACTGGCCCTGGTATACCGTTTGGATTTTTATTACTATAATTCTTTGGGTAAACCAAGCATTGCTCTAGATCGCCTGCATTATCATTTACTCCATACAAATCACCACTACCAAAATCATCGAACGGTAATATTTTATAATAGTAACCTGTTATTTGATCTACCCCATTTATTGATGGTATTGGAGGCTCATCAATAATTTGAGTAATGTTTTGGCCAAATGTTGCATCTCCTGCGCCAATAACAGTTTTTACAAATGTAGTACCTTCTCCAGTTAAAGGAAACCCATTTTCATCAACCACATCAAATACAGGATCACTAGAGCGATACAAGTTTACTTTGGTGGTTTTTTCTTGAAAAGCAAGTGCGTAATTAAAATTAAATTTTACCTTTGTTGCTTCGCTAAGACTATCAATATTAAAACCCTCGCTAAGTATATATGGTGGAGGATTATCTGCAGAAAGTTTTTGCAAGTCAAAGACATCGCCCTCTCGGTCTACAATTGCCAATTCAATACCAACGCTTCTTTTGCCACTCTGAGGAATTCCTGCGTGTCCAAAAATAATGTCCTGATACTGAGTTTCTTCCTGCCAATAAGGAATCCATTGAGTGCCTAAATAATCAGATAAAGATTCATTTCCTGCTTGATCAAAAGCAATGATTGGAGCGCCAACAGGATTGTCAGCATTTGCTTTATAAATAGATCCATTAGCGCAAACTTTTTCTCCAGAACTGTATGAAAAAATTATATCTTGACCAGAATATTCATTTTGCCAGAATGAAGCGTTGGTACCTGGTTCAATAATGCCTGACTCAGAATTTGGCCCGCTATCCTGAATTCCGCTCCAAATATCATTAGAATAGACAACCAAATCTCCACTAATAAAATCGACACCAGTCTCCCACTCGGAAACAAAACCGGAATAATTTTCTATATAAAGACTGGCTCGATCAGAATTTAAGGGGTTGTATATTTCCCACTTATCTACAAGCACTCCATTTTCAAGAACACTTTGATTAATCGGAATTAATCCAGAAGAAGAACTGAGTGCCTTATATGTATCACAATCTATTTCAGAAAAAAGAGATGCAACTCTCCATTTAGAGGAATCGGTGCCTGGAGTCACAGCGGTTCCTGTTTCCTGAAGAGCTAAACATTTATACAAAGTATCATTATATACAACAATATCATTCAACTCATATCTGTTAACTGCATTAAAATTTTCGTAATATTGATTTGGAGAAACAACCAAATCTCCAGAAGCATAAGTTCTAGAAAAATCAAACAAGCCATCGGTATATTCTGGACCAAAATCTTGATAAACCTTATAAATACCATCATTATAAGAAAATGATTCTCCGCTTGTATAGTTTTGACTTTTTTGCCAAAAATCATAAATTGGTTTTATTTTTGGATCACTGTTATCTGAATCAAGTATAGCTTTATAAACAATCTGATCATCAACAATTACATGATCGCCGGATTCGTAAACTGACTGATAATTAAAATCATCATATATTTCAGGAAATCCTCCGGTTCCGTATATTTGATTATTTATTTCGCGAGTATATTCGTATGTATCAAATATTTTTGATGTTTGTAATCCATATACAACCTCGGTATCGCCGTCTTCATTTTTGGTTAAAGATATAGAATTATTTCCTTCAGTTAATCCTGTTATAGTTTGATTTGTATGAACATCGTAAAGCGATCCGCTAAGCCCCAGCACCGAAGGCAATCCTCCTTCCTTGAATGCAGCTCGGTATTGAACCAAGTCTACTGCATTGTCGTCTTGATCAACAATTTCCCAATTAAAAACTAAATCGTCCTCTCTTTCGTAGAACCTTAAGTTCGCAATTTTTATTTGCGTTTGATACGGAAACAGCAACGAATCCTCTTCTCCTTGAATTAAGAGTGAACCATCTTCTCCAAGCAAAAACAAATCGCCGCCACCAAAATCATCAAATACTTGAAATGTATAGTAATATTTGTATCCAAAAAACTGTTCTTGTTCAAAAGTAAAAACATCTACTGTCTCATTTGTATAAACGTAATCAATTGACGATCCATAATTGGTCCATGTCACATCATCATTTTTTGGTCTATTGTTATAAGAACTAGTATGATCTGTATTCGATCGATAAACATCTCCATTTTCCAAAATCAAATCACCAGAACTATAGTTGGCATGATTATCCCATGTTAAATCGTTGGAAATTGTACTATTTAAGTTGTCTATGAAATTTTTACTAGCAAGTAAATCACCGCTATCAAAAAGCTCGCGATTTTCTGGTATGCCAATCACATTAACATTCATACCACTATAATCAACAGTGTCTGTCGCCCAGGAAAACGACATCTCCGAACCGTTAAGTGTCTGAGTTAGACTATTTAAATATGGCTCAGGATTATGACCACTGATTGTTCCAGTACAAGTTCTACCAAATTTATCAACAGCAACTAAATCCACAGTTACATCCCTTGGAAGATTCAATCCATTGAATACATCCTCATCTAACAATAAAGAGAACGACCGATAGTTTTGCAAATCATCCGCAACATTAGTAGGCTCTGTATTTAAAAATGCCGATAAAGATTGAATCGCATCATTACTTGTATCTACAGTGGATATATCTATGATCTGATCGCCAGTTTTAATATTTACAACAATACCCGAAAAGAAAGAGTCGGACAATAATTCGGTAGATAAAGAAAGTCCCTCAAGAGCATGACTAGAAGGGGCAATCAATTCCCAATTTAATTCTATATTTTTTCCCGCAAATTGTTGATCCACAATTAATTTATCGCCCTCTCCAGTCGGAACATGTTGATTAAAGAGACTTTCTTCTATTCCTCCTTGTAAGCTAGATATTCTTAAATTATTAAAAGTAAATGTTGCATCAAAAGAGGGCGGACTAACCTCAACTTCACCAAGCAAAAACTGAGATCGTATACCTATATCGCTTACAGCAAAAATTTTAACCTCAAAAGTTCCATAATTTCCCTTTAAAGGAATAATCTTGGACGCGGTTTGCCCAAGCAGGTCAACCAGATCACTACCTTTTCCAAGGTTATACTGAAACGAATAATTATCAGATGTACCAATCACCTCATAATTAGCATCTAAATCATTAACTGTAAACTGTACTGATAGTGATGAAGACTTCATTTATTGAGTAAGATCATTTAAAATTAAATTGGTTGGCGCATCAGGAATAGACATATCTGCTTGCGGAGGAATAGGTAAATGCGGTCTTTTTATTACACCTTTTTTGTCTACAGCATTAAACTTGGATTTATTATATTCCAAACCAACAACTTCGTAATTATTTTCAGAAGTTTCTTTGACACTGAGCAATCTAAACAGCTGCCCCTCCAGGTATCTTTCTACTTGACTTCTCGCAGACTCAATATAACTAATCGACCCACGAAAAGTTATTTGAGCAGAATCAATCAATTGAGCCGCAGATTCAGAATCAATCAATTCAACAGTATTAGAATTAATAAAAACAGTAAACCAATTATCTCGATTAATCAATGTATTCAATTGAGAATTATCGCTAACAAAACCAGATATAGAAATTTTGTTTTGCTTTGAAATATTTAATCCATGAGATTCCTGCAAAGATATTCTTACGCTTTGTTTTCCTTGTGTTGAATTATCTACATCTATCGACACAGCATCTAGTATTTCACCAGTTCTCAATCCAGGCGCATCTGACCCAATCGTACCACTTGGCGTTACCCCTGGAGCAGTAGTTTCGAAAGCGTTTGAATTCCCTATAAAGGAAAAATAATAACCATTTCCAGATATTACATTTTTAACATAAAAAACTTTATTTGATATCGTGCCAAGAGCTCCTTGGGACACAGAAGCAGTAAAGCTTTGATATTTGTAAAAATATTCCGCATTTTGTTTTGCGAACACAGACTCCTGTTCACTACTAATATACCAAAAGTAATCATCACCAGTTTCGCTCACATAAACCCAGCCCAATGATTTTGAATAAAACCAACCACGCTCACCAAGACCATATACAATTATATCTTTAGCATAAATCCATTCGTTTAATTGAACAGAAAATATCCATCCATCGTTTTTACCAATAAACACCAACCCAAACACTGACGACATACTCCAACCTTGTGGGTTACTGGAATCTATTTTTAAATTATCCTTCAATAAAGATGATGACATTTCTATATCAGATCTAACACCAATCAATCCCTTCATTGAATATGTTGCGCCGGGAGACAATTGATCCAGCGCTTCTTGAGTTTTTCCGTCAACACCTCCTAGCTCAACATATGGACAATAATAATGCTCGCCTCCAGGATTAGCAAGATCATCTTTTCCTATATCAATGATATTCACTGGAGCAGCAAGACCAGCACCCGGATCGCCCAAAGAAACTTGAAATGTATGTTTTGAAGTACTCGTTACATAATATATATTATATTCATTCAGTCCGCCAGGCAATACACCTTCGCTTTTAAAAATTATTCTATCTCCGTTTTCTAAATTGTGCTCGAATTTTTTTATTCTGTTGTCTTTTAAATCTAAATCAAATTGCGTTTTTAGCAGTAAATTATATGCAATTGTTTTTTGTCCTTGTGGGCCAGATACTTGATTTCCATACGCTACTCCAAGAGTTGCATCGAATCTATATATCTGCGGAGTAATCATAGACTCTATTTCGTGATCTTGGTCATCTTCAGATATTTCCGAAGAAGCGCGCTGTTCTAAATTTTCTACAGTAGAATTTGATATTCCTGCACATACAGCAATCTCTACATTAGCAACAACAGGATCATTTTCAATAGATTTATCAAGCAGCAAGTATGGACTATTAATTTCAAAAGCTTGATTATTTAAACTTAATTTTTTTGTTTGTTGAATGTCTAAAATTCTTCCGCTTTTACTTTTCCCAACCCTGGTTTCATCAGATACCTCAAAGACACAACCAGGAAACAAATAAGAAGCCTCCTGACCTGTAGTGAATTTTACAGTTTCGGTTTCTAACTGAGAGGTTAATAGAATCCATTTTGCTAATCTTCGCGCCTGACTTTCGGATGTTATACCCAAACCCATTGTTTCATTCTCAAGATATCCGAATTTTTGAATTGCATCTGCATCTTCTTCATAAACCAAATCTGGTCGATAATGTTTCGATTCGTTATTGAACCTAACCATTGATGCGGTTGTTCTTTTGTTTTTATTTACCCCTGAATAACTAAATCCTTCTTTAGAGACATTAGAATTATTGAACATTTGAACAGAATTTTTTATTCCATCCTGAACAGCCAATATCTTTCCAGCAGAATAAGCACTCATTCCTCTAAAAATGGAAGCTAAATTTTTAATCACTTCAAATGCTTCGGCTCGATCTGTGAGATATAAATTTGCCGAGAATCTTGGTTCAACAATTGGATGATTAATTTGTGTTGCACAAGCACCAATAGTTGTTGAGTATGTATTTTCCAAAGCTGGCCCAGAAACAATCAGAGATAAAGAAGTTGGATCAGAACTAATAATTACTCGTTCTTCGATTTGAATTTCTCCTTCTCTCGCCGCAGATCGATAAGCGATCTCATCATTACTCATGTCGCCATTTGCTTGATGAATAAAGAAAGCTATTTTTTTACCCTTAAAAGATTCTCCAGTTCCGAATTCCTGCCCAAACAAATCATACTCGCTTTGAGTCAATTTATTGATAAAATAACTTGTTCCAATTTCTTCTCCTAAATATTCGCGCGGGTCAATTTTAATTTCTATACTATCTGGATCGGTACTTTGATTAATTATATTTCTGCAACTAAATCTTCTTGGATTACCACTTACAGTTTCAATAGAATAATCTGTCTCTACCAATTCATCGCAGTATTTTGCGATTTTATACAGCTGCCATTTATCTATATTTTCCTCCTCGAGTCCATATTTACCAACCCCATATCTTGGATTATACAATAGATCAAAAAACACCCAAGCAGGATTATCTGTCCAATATTTATTGTCATCAGATATCGAATGAATTGATTCAGTCGACCCAGATTGCCCTTTAAATAATCCATCCCATGGTCCATCATATTTTCTTGAAAGCGGATCATAATTACTAGGAATCAATACTTTTTTTAACTTCACATGATACGATCGATCAGGAACATTCGAAAAGTTTTTACTGTCAACCAAAATTCTTGTCATTGCGCTGTGTGGATACAATAGATTTTCATTTATTTTTTCTTCAACATGCGCCAGCTGTAATCGTCTTGTTTTTGTTATTCCTCCAAAACTACCTCCTTTTACAGAAGGATCATATTCAGGACTAAGTTTTAGTATTTTTATTGTCACTCCATCGCTTGAATCATTGAATGGATATTCTCTATCGATCTGTAAAGTAATATCAAATTGATATGCGCTTGTAGCAATGCCGCTCAACTCAAAATGTGCTTGATCTACATCAGAGTATTTTCCAGCTAGTTCTTGAGCAATTTCTCTCTTTTTTATGTCTCGAGACGCATTAACAAAAAACTTGTTAGGTGCCATATCGAGGTCAGGCTCTCCAGTATAATCTGGATGCTCTGTGATGGCTTGATTTAATTGACTAAAATTAGTTACTTTTTTTACTCCATCTCCAATTTTCGTAATCTTACAACCACTGGATTTTGGTTCGAGTATATTAAAGTCTTGATTATCTCTTGTTATTAAAATTGCAAATGCTACATTATTTGCATTTACCTGTCCATCATCTGCTTGACTGGATATTTCTACGCGAAATGATATCGTTACCTCATTTACTGCAGGATTTGAAATGAAATGAGACATAACTTTAGCATCATTTTCAATTGCTCCTTGAATACCATATCTCAATTCACCATATGGAGGTGGGCCATAAATTAAATTATCATATTCCTTGATATAAAATACTCCCTCAGACAAAACAGTTGAATCAGAATCGTTACCAAGTTTATATACAGGCTTTCCGCTGCGAGTATCCATGTTTTCATTTAACACATAATTGAAAGTACCAGAATCGTTGCTAGACTTGGGGGTATTTTTTACTTGAACATCATTCAAATATATTGCCTCAAGAATGTCATCAGAATGTAAAGTTGCGCCGTATTTGTTTACAAATCCATGTATAGGACCTTCAGAAATTAAATCCACAAACTCCATTTCTGTATAACTTTCTAGAGTACCAGCTTTTGTTGAGTCGCTTAATTTTTTACTGGTTTTTCGTGTGGCTATATTTGTAGCTCCGACTTTTAGTCGACCATACCCAACAGGCACTGCAATACCTTGTGCTTGTCTAGTTGACGCGCCTGCCAACAAAAAAGATTTTGTAGAAATTGGATCTTTGCGCTTGGGAGGCTCTGGTGTTTTCATCATTGCTTGAGTTACAGCAGCTATAGCCGCAATCGCAAGAACAGTTTTTAATGTTACTCCGTAAATTGCGCCACCACCCATAAAAGAAGCGATCGCATAGTAAACAACTTGTAGTGGCCCAGAACCAGCTGCAGGATTCAATACATGCATCTCTTTATTTTTATTTTTTAGACTTACATCCTTTAAATCAATTATATTTTCGCGCAAATCATTTTCATTTTTTATATGCTTAGGATCTTTTGTTAATGCAATGTATTCGGTACCATTTTTTGAGGAGTTGAAAATGTATTCAAAAAAGCCTTCGGTATTGGCTTCAATTGCGCAGTATGCTTCTTGCGCACTATCCACATCGAGCTTCCACTTTTTACCAAAGCGCTTGCCCAGCTTTCCATGTAGATATACCGTTTTCACTTTTCCTTAAACCTTGTATATTTATACACTTACATTTTCATATAAGTAAAAGTCATCATCTCTTAAACTATATATAAGATACGGTATGCACAATTCATCTGAATTGTTTTTATCATTTTCGCTTGGTCGCGACGATCCTATTGTATGAGAATGCACAACATATTGTACATCATAATCTATTAAAATTACAGGATCTATACAAAAATAATGAGTAGGATTTGAGCTTATATTTTCGCAAGCCTTGAATGATATTTTACCTTCCTCAGAATATATTATTCCGCAAGATTCTTGTTTTGGATTTTGCTTGCAATGTTTTTTGATTTGATCAAGAATATATTTAGGTATATTATTCAATTGGAAACTTTTCTGTACCAGGAAATCCTCCAAATCGCAAACCCTTAGAATTTAAACTTTCATTGTGTCCAGATAAGTCTATTCCAGTTTCTTTATCTACTTTACTTGAGAATCTTTTTTTACACCCTTCAATTGTTTTAGAACACTCATCCTTCAACCAATGCTCTTTGTCGAAAAATGGATGATGTTTTGATGGATCAGCATGAGATTTAACACACACAAAAACATGAGGAGTAGCTTTGTAAGGATTTCCAGAATTTCTGGGAACTATTTTGACCACATCTCCAAGATTGTATCCAGATATATTCTCTGAATTTTTGTTTGGCCCATATTTATTCCAGTGGTCTACATTATTAATTCGCCCACCATATATTGCAGCATTTACAAGTCCCGCATCATATACTCCGCTAGAATTTTTTTGTTTGTTTGTTGCAAATCCCTTAACCAAGCTTTGTCCGCCGGAAGTTTCTATAGGCAATCCTTTGTAACCACATCCAACGCTACAGCGATATGTAAAATTGCAATATCCAGACAATACAACACGAGCAGGAACAAATGAATCCTCCAATTCCAGCGCAGAAACTAATTCAAATTGAACGAATTGTTTATTTTCTTCTTGTTTTCGATTAACAAAATATACATCATCAACCAAATGAGAATTCGGATCAGGATCTCCAAATGGATTTTCTCCGCCTGGAAAATTTTCTGCATCTAGAAATCTCGCATATGTTCTTTTTCTAGTGATCTTACAATTAGCAAAGTCTTGGTTTGAGTGAATAATTTTAGAAAACAATCCATCTGGATTAGCCAATGAAAATGTTGGTCGCGGCAATCTTCCATCAGATTTTTGCTCGAATCCTTCCATTTTAATTGGTAGCGGTTGATACGACTTGCCCTGCCAGACAACTGGATTTGTTCCATTGATCATTGGACAAAAACGATATGTAGTATCTGCGCCAATATTTATTCCATATAAATCATTTAACTCTTCAAAGTTGGGCTGTAAATTACTAAAATCAATTTCATACAAATCTATCAAAGTATCAGGAGTCAAAGATACCAATTGTCTATTTGTGTTTGTGCTCGACTTGCTCATATCAATCTACATTTACATATACTTTAACCAAGCCATCCTTTGTTCCATATTTTGATGAACTACTAATCGACAAGTTTGCATTGTAATATTTATTTTCAGCGAACAATACAATATCTCCTTGGGATCCTCCAGGATCTACATTTTGAATTCGATTTCCATTTTCATCAATAAGATTATACAATAAATCACTTCGATTTACACCCTCAAATACAATTTCTATATACGCTTCTTCGCCACCACCAAGAATGTTTGTTTTGTTGTTTTGTATAAAAATTTCGTTGATAAAATAATTTGTTTCAATTTTTTCGTTTGGATTGTCCAGAGACCGAATAACTCCATTATTATATTGTACAAATGTTCCACCTGGAGAATCAAGCAAATCAAACATATATCCTCCTTCCAATCCGCCAGTAAAATTTTTACGTAGTTTTATTCTTTTATTGTTTAAATCTATTGTGCCGCCCCTCAAATCTACTGATGCAGAATACGGCGGCAAAACATATTCATAATCAGAAGAAATTAATTGTTTTTTTAGAATCGGAACATCACCCCCAGATTGTCCAAGAATTTTAAATGTTACTTGTTCCTCTGGAGTAATTGTAGCACTGTATAATGTTACAGCTTTATCGCCCACATTCCTCAAAACCACTCTTCCTCGAATTGATGTATCTAAACTCAGTTCTTCACCAATATCTTTTCCTTTTATAATCGCTGGAGAAGTGAATAGCAATTCGCCATCTGATTCAATCGGCGGACCAACTGCATTATCGTAAGCTTGATCGCTTAAATTAAACGGATACTGCTCGAATCGCGCAGATATACTATGATTATTTTTATAATTGTATGTGTGACTCCATTCTTGACAAACAAAATTCTGTTTTTTATCGTAAGGAGCTGGCGGCGAAAATGAAAACGGCAAACATCCTAATCGTTGTTCAAGAAAATGTAATATTGCATATGCTTCAGTATCACTGCGGTTATTGAATTGCAAATCTAATGTCAACAAACTTTCATTTATTCCATCATCATATATTTGAGTATATCCTTGACCCATTCCGATTTCATTGAGTCTCGGTTTTTGATTAACATTCAATCCAACAGAAGGTTTCCAGAAAAATTCTCGAGTCCAGTATTCTGTGTTCGTATCTTTATGATAACCATCTGCTCGAGTCCAATTTGCTTGCGATTGTGTTGGAGCTTTTCCAGCCGCCGATGAATCGCCGCTCCAATAATAAAAACGCTTGTTATCAACATTATAAACAACATCATTTTTTTCGTAATATTCTGTATCTGAATATTCATCTGCAGGAGCAACAAACAATCCGTTTTGCTTTTGAAGAATTGATGAATCAAGATTTCTTAATTTTACAGCGACATCATTACTATTTTCAAAATTTAAACTATGATTAAAATCACTGCAATAAAATTTCTTTGTTTGTATTTCTGTATTATCGTATGGATGAAATGTTGAAGCGCCATCCCATCGAAAACCAGAGATTCCTTGACTATATTTTAAATTTGCAGATGGTCGATCTTGTTCATGTTGACCTTGATGGTTCTCGAGAAAGTGAATCATAGCATTTGCTTCTCGATTGGTTCTATTTTTAAATTTTAAATCTGCTTCTAATGTTAAACTATTTATATTTTTTGGCTGAAGAATATAATATCCATTCCCATACTCGTGCTTATGGTTATTAGCGCGAAAACTAACAGTGCTTCCATAATCTGCATCAAAGAAAAATAAATTTTGTGACCAAGAATCAATGTTGTCGGTGATATTTTTACTATAAGTAGAAAGAGTAATCGTATTATCTCCATATGGCTCATATTGTTTTACAGAATCGATTGAGTCTTCTCCCTTAATTTGAATTCTAGTTTTCTTGTTCAAGGAAGTTCGGTCTGGCGCAACTTGATTTGGTGGGTTATTTACAATTATTGATGGATCCGCAATTTGCTCGAATGTAAAATCGTCATTCATAGCATAGAAATTTCCGTCGGTATTATTTTTTATTATAGCTTTATAATTTTTGAGAAACGCATCTTGCCCCAACACAATCCATTTTACAGAACCTCTTCTTCTAAAGTAGGTAAATTCTGGCAGCGAATCATATGTTGATTGATCTACTTCCAATGTGCTATTATTCCATTCCACTGTAACTATATTAGCATCCAACTTTTCTCCAAGATACACAATTGCGCTTGAATAACCGTCTAAATCAAATGGATAATATTGACTATCAGTATTGACTCTATAGTCCTCCAATCCAAACCACTCGGTCCAACCTTCTGGCCCCAACGTAGAGTTTTCGGAATCGCCAAGATATACAAATGAATTTTCATTAATGTTTGATGATCCAAGACTTGAGTTTGCAGCCCAAAACCACATTCCAATTTCCTGCGGGTAAAACCAAAGCTCTTTTTCTTGATTACCTAATAAAGAAACGAAAGTCCAACCCCAGAATGCATGATATATTAGATTCTCTCTGTTTTTATAAAATTGACCAACATTTATTTCTTTAGTTTCCCCAAGGTTAGGTTTGAAAAACCAATCAGATTCATACCAACCATCTCCTAGACTAGTTGCGCTCATAACTGAAAGGAGATTGTTTTCTGCTCCCAAAATGATCTCAACCTCAAAATCTTTTTCGATATTGATTATCTGATAATCTCCATCTGATCCTTCTATTGATCCAGATATCGAAATGTTTTGTCCAACAAAAAATTCCTGTCCTTGCGGTGAATTTAAATTATCATATATATAATAAGTATCGATGCCATCTTCTACTGGCCCTCCTGGATCGAGCGTAAATCTATTTGCTGCAGATACCTCAACTATTCCAGCAACAGCCATATCTTCTCTGGCATAGTAGAACATCCCGTCTCCAGTATTGTATACAAAGTCAAACTTTTGATAACTTGCTTGCGGATCGTATACTCCGCTATAATTCGAAACATTTGTAAGATGCTCGGATTCAAATATATCTAGCAACTCACTCATTATTTAACGATTTCTTTTATGGTTATAGAACTCGTGGCATGCTGCCCTTCTTGTATACTCAAAGATTGAGCTTGTATTTTTCCAGATGCAGAAAATCGCGCGATCCTTTCGCCTTCCATCGACATCAAGAAAGCATCTATTCTTGAATCACTCAACCCAAAAGGAGAATTTACAAGCTGTTGATCGCCGTATGAATTAATTTTTTCGATCATTTCGTTGGATTGAATCTGCATCTCTTTTTCAATATTCTCTATCGTTACTCGCACAGGAGAAACTCCGCCAGGAGAAGCGTCAACAGCTGTATTCTCAGCAGAACGTATATGATTATGAGCTTTTCTTCCCACCATTATATTATATTTCAAGCTGGCAATCTCAAATTCATCTGCAGATCCTCCACTAGCCACAATACTACCAAATGATTTTAGTCCATGAGCGAAATCAACTTTATTTTTTTCGAATCTTCTGTCAATGACTTTGGTTATTGATCCATATATATCATAACTTGCAGTAGCTTTTATTATTTGAAATGGACTCAAATCAAACCCAAATGACTTAAGATACATATTATCAAAACTATATCGTCCAACAATATTTTGATTGATCGGCAACTCACTCATTCCGTCTCTTATTTCAAACATACGATCTACTGTATTGGGAACACCATCTATAGCAAATGTATCAGCAGAAATATAAAATGATATGTCCAATTGTCCTTTTAAATTTGATGTTGGTGAAAAGTTTATGAATTGTGTTTTTGCTCCTGCAATTGCAGGATCGTAATCGCCGTATACTCGCTCAACCTCGAGCGATGGCGCGATCGATAAATTTGCGCTATGCACAAGCAGATCTTTTCCGCCAAGCGCGATCTTACCATCTTCAAATCTTAAAAGTGGACCGCTCATGATACAGGATTATGTAGTGTTTCATATCCCTTGTATGTCAACGATATGGTCATTTCACCCTCAACAGTACTACCAATACTCTCGCTAATCAAACGAACATTTTGTCCAACATAACTGTTGATAATTTCAGTTGGCGCTTGTGCATCAAATATATCAATACGTACATCACTTTTCGGTGCAGCTTGTATACGATCTTTTATTTCGCGAATTTCATAACTATCAGCAATGATAGTAAAATTAATATCAACTTCTATAGGATATTGTGTGTCTATTTGTATTGGATCTAAATTTTTTGTACCTGCTGTGCCTGCGTTCCAATCGGCAAGATCGCCTTTTGGCAGAGCATATACTGGTGTTGTATTTATTGCGCGGCTGTAACTAAAGTCGCTGATTGCGTCAATTGTAAAATCGCTTACTGTGACGCGCATGCTTGATTGATCAGGAAACTTTATGGGTGGAGGGTCAACGGTTGTTTGATTCTTGGCCACATCCTTGCCGAGACTTCCATACACAGTGATTTCTGTCTGTATCTCAGGAATATCGCCAACACTACAACTCACACTATATCTTGAAACGCGTCCTTTTGTGAATCCAAATCCTTTGGTATCGTTGTTGTAAAGTATAACTCCCTCGATTTGCGCTTCGTCGTAAATATATTTTCCCTGAGAATTTTTCTCGATCAATGGATCTGCGCCGACCATTCTGCGTGAGATGCTAAAATTGCCCTGCAGAGGACTTTCAATCAGTGCGTCGATAAATCCGACACCTGCGACACGAACAGGTTTTTCGCTTATTCCATAATTGCCATCAACACTTTGAACACCTAGCAATCGATGACCATTGATTATTACTGTTTGTTCGTAGTTGGAATAGCTCATGATTATTCACTCAATAATCCTCCTGGGCGTTGTTCTTCTACAATCACTGCGACAACTTGTTGCTTGATTCGCTCGGCCAATTGAGCATTATTTTGTTCATCGCTTGAACGATCTGCAGGATTTTGGCCTGAGTTGTCTTGTGATTGGTTTTCTTTTTTGGAACCGCTGCCGCGTTCCATGTTGATTGAAATGTTTATGTTGTTTGTGTTACCACCAGAAGATGCAGTTTCACTGCTTCCCATGAGTTCGCTTACTGCGCCGCCAGCATTGAACTTTCCTGCGTTGATACGATCAAGCATCGGCTTGCCGAGCTGACGAGCACTGCTTGCACGAATAACATATTCTCCCTCGCTGAGCATTGCAGGAATTTGGTCGATTCCAGATTTTCCCGAGATGTATCCGCCGCTAGCGTATTTACGGATTGGACCGCCCCTGCTTTGACCCTTATATAAATCTTCTACAAAATTATTAACAAGAACATTCTCTTGTATATTTCTTCCCAGAAACCCCTTTTCTCCCAAAAAATTAAAACCTTTAGATATGCCCGCTCCAGCAACAATTCCAACTAGAGATCCTATCAATTGTCTACGCTTTGCTTTTTTAGCTTGTCGACGTGCCTCTGCTTCTTGACGCTTGCGTTCTTCTTCTTGAAGAATACCCATGATTGTACTAGTGTCTTCACTCAATCCAACATTACCAGATTGACTGTAAAAGAATCCGCTCATTGCTCGGCTTTGATATGCTCTCCCAGATTCATATCCTCGACCGCCACCAAAGTTTGCGGCGAGTGCAGATCCAGGCGCGCCGCCATTGCTATAACCAGGTATTTTTCCTCCTGCATTCAAGCCGTGCATGAATGCGCCACCGTATTTAGCAACCGCATCGCGACCCATCACATACTCTCCATTACTCACCATCGCAGGCACTCCTCCGCCACGAGAATAGTTACGTACATTTCCGCCTCGCGAAAATCCCATCGCGCCAACAATGCTGTACGCCGCTTTTTGCATCATCGCTTTTTGTATCATGCCAAGGAAACTAATCGCGGCATCTGTTAATGCGTCTTTTATATTTTTTGTACCATTTAATGCTTCGGTCATTGCGTTGGCCATGCCATCTGCGAAAGCGTAGGGGATTTGTTGACCGAGTTGATAGTCCATTCTCGCAACTTGCTTATTCATATCAGCAAAACCTTTTTCCATACCTCTACCAAAAGCACCCGGGCCAGTTTGTTGACGATACAATTCTTTTGCTATCTCCTCTTGAGTTTTTGCGCGATCTTCTTCTATATCTAAAACAGACTGAGCCTTTTCTTTTAATATTCTATACGCTTCGTTTTGATTGTCAAGAAATTCAATCATTTGATATCTTTTTGAATTCTCAGAAGTATTTCCTTCACTTAAATTATCTGCAATTTCTTGAGCTATAGACTCCTGCTCTTCTCTCGAGTAAGATTGAAAATCTTTTATTGATTTACCTTTTCCCTGCATTACTTGCATAAATTCACCCTTATATTCTTGGCCAGACAGCATATCAAATAAAGCCTTAGATCTATCAAACCCTCCTCTACTTATAGATTCGTTATATACTTTAGTTGCGTTCAATAAGGCTTTTTCATATTGCATACTAGCTTTTTCAATGTCGCTCATTAGGTGCCCTTGAGTAGCAGTATAATAATCCATTTCGTTAGATATTCTTGAATAAGTTTCAGATGCGGACATCATTTTTTTATTAAAAGCGTCTTGAGCAGAGAGCATAGCCTGCTCTTTCTTCAATCTAAGTATAACGGCTTTATTATAATTATTTTGATTATTTGCCTGTTGCTGAAGGCTTGCATATAAAGTGTCCCATAAAGCTTTTATTTTATCTTGATCTTCACTCTCAAATATTTTTAATTGATCTAATATTTCTTTACCGGAAATATTCGTTTTACCAAATACCTCTTTAAAATCGGGACTTGCAAACATTTCTGTCTCGGAGCCTCCAAACATACTTCTTATAACTTTGGCTTTTCCGCTAATTCCCACGTTCTTCTTCCCTGTCTCCAGGTCGCTAATCGCTTGATTTATTTGATCTCTTGTAAGCCCGGCATCTTCAGCTCGTTTAGTTTGTTGGTTTGAATCAAACCTCGCCTCGTCTTGAGATGACTGTAATAAATACCTCTGTTTATCAATTTGTTCGTCATAAACTGCGGACACTTCTTTCTCTAATTTTGACATTTCATCAAATGCATCCAAATATGTTGTTCCATACCTTGAGAATCTAAATTCTTTACCAGGATCCGATGCAGAGGCTAGCATACTAGCCGCAATCGTATCGGCATCTATTTTTCCACCTAAAGCCCCCAATGGACTTGCAGCAGTTTTACCTGTAAAAGCCTGAGCTAAACCTGCAGCCAAAGCCATATCTTTAGCTCGTGTAGCAGCTTCGGCAGCAGCTCGATCTGCTTTTGCTTTTTCTAATGCAGCTTCTTTTGCGTCATTGAAACCAGACACCATGCCATATATTCCCCCAGCTACTGCACCTATTACAGTGCCTATTCCAGGCAATATCATACCCAAACTAGCTCCTGTAGATGCTCCCATTAAACCGCCGCTCAGAGTACCACCAACCCTACTGGTTGGGTCATCACCCCCAACATATCCAGCTATCATAGGAAGGCCCATCATTAAAGCCATGCTTCCCATTCCCTCCATGCGTCCACCTCTGGCCGCAGCAGCTCCTCTTGCTTGTGCAGAAGTATTTGCGTTAGTTGCTAAGGTATTCTTTTGTTTTGAGACCGTATTAGCTTGCTTTGTTGTGGTATTTTTTTGTATTTCTTGGGTGTTTCTTTTTGAAATTTTATTCGCCTTATCCTGCCCAGCCTTACTCAATTCAATAGATTTGCCATTCTTCTTTTGTTTTTTAATGATTTTATCTATTTCTTTCCTGTAGTCTTCCTCTGAATAAATTGAAGCATCAATACTTTGAATTTGTTCGTTGATTTTTTTTGCGAGAGCTTGTCGTTCTTTGCGAATTCCGGCATCTTTATGTATATCTCCAGCTGTAAATTCTTGTGCATAATTCGGCACAAATCCATTTGCGCCAAACACATCGCGTAAGCCGTTTGGTTCATCATATGTATTGGTTACGCCGAGGCCGAGGGGATTGCCCTTACTCACGAGTGCATTGTGAGATCCTACGCGAATTTGAGATACAGGAACACCTGCAGCTTTTTCTCGACCTATTGCATCTGATAATGGATCGGCGAAGTTGGGAACAAATCCTTTTGCCGCAGCATTTAAAACTTTTTTTGGAATATCTCCCAGTCTTGCGGCATTAAGATCTTTTTTGGCCTCAATAAATCGTCTTTTACCTATTCCCATAAAATTTTCTGAAAGACGTTGTGCATTGTCTCCCATAAAATCAAATGCTCTTTGTTGTTCGGCTCCAGTCAAGGCTTTATTATTCAAAGCTCCTCTTACTCCAGCTTCGAATAAAGCGCCTAATGCCGACCCGTCAGGAAGAACATGTTTTTCCAATACGTTAGTTCCTTTGCTTTTAGAACCGAATAATTTTTGACCAATTTTTGAAGAAAATTTATCAAATCCAGAACCAATAGATCTTTTTAAAGCTGCTTTTAAAGTGTCCGCGCCAACTGCTTTTTCCATTCGCTCCGCATCGTCTTCTGAAACTGCATATACAGCTTTTGTTGGTAGAGTTGCTGTTACTTTTCGCTTCCAATGATCGGAATTTTTATCTGGCATTTTATCTAAACCATATTTTCTACCTCTTATAGATTTCATATAAGGAAGTAACTTCTTTCTAACCTCTTGGGGTAAAGACCCAAAGGATTGACTATAAGTTATTGGCTCTGTTGGGCCTTCTTTTCCATAACCCAAAAGAACCCCCATATCTTTGATTTTTTGCTTGGTTAAGGGTATTTGATTTAAATTTAGGGGTATGCTCGCTAAATCGCTTGTAAACGACAATGTTGTTTTCTTTATATTTCCGCTTGCAATCAATTTATCGACCTCGCTTGACTTCCATCTCGACAAATCCACCTCTTCTCCTACCCCAGTTAATAAACCTTTGTCTCTGCTGTTTTTCAACACTGTATATCTCGAAAAATTAGGTATATATCCTCCCGCAGCATATGGATCGAATCCATGTATACTACCAAATGCTTGTTGATAGTTTTTTCCAGCTTTGCTGGATTGAGGTGGCATGATCGCGGGCTGCTTAAAGCCTGCGAAATTTTTGACTGTTTCTGCGCTGTTATATACAATCGAACCTTCGCCGGGCATATTCATTGTGCGAATACTTCCTGCCGCATAACCGCCTTTCGCTGCTTGAGCTCGCTCTGGATCTGCAAAGTTTGGAATATGTCCGTATGCACGACGCTTACCTTGAGTTAAGCCTGGGCCATATCCTCGAGTATATAAAGTAGCCGCTAATTTTTGACTTACAGCATTTAATCTTTCTGCTTCTGCGGTTTGCATTTTGAGCAAGCCAAGCAGTATTTTTTCTTTTTCAGTTCTTGAAATGTCAGTGCGCAACATTTCTTTTCCAAGAGCAGCATTTTGACCTATCAGTGCAACTAAACTGGTTTGGATAGCTTTCTGTTTTTGAGCTTCAGTGGTAACACCAATCAGCGAGCTTAAACTTTCTTTTGTAAACTTGGCAGCAGTCATGAATAATTTAACAAAGACAGTTGTTAAAATCACCAACCCTGGACCAGTTATGATATTACCTATACCTTTTAAAAATCCTGTTGCAAATTTATTTCCCACCCCTTCTCCATCACCCAATACTCCACTTAATCCCTCAGCTAAACTTTTTACTGTGTTTAATATTTTTTCCATTCCAGGAGCAAGAGCAATTTCTCCAATTTGAGTACTTACTTGCTTGATGGCCAAACCTGTCTCTGTGGCCATAGCACTCATTGTTTCTCTTAATTGTTGATTTTTTTGTACAGCTTCATCTGTGGCGCTAGAAGATATTTCTGTAGCTCTAGCAAGGATGCCGTTTTGTTTTGCTGCGTCACTCAATACGGCTTTCAAAATATTGATATGAAACAATCCGCCCATAGTTTGAGTGATCTGCGCTTTTTGTGCTTCACTGAGAGTATCAAATGTATTGGCTAGATCAGAAAGTATTCGTTTTGCTCCGATTGTATTTCCCTCGAGGTCTCTAACGGCAATACCCAAATCTTCTAATTGATTTAGCGTGTCGGTGCGACCTGTTTTTGTGAAAATGGTTTTTAAGGCATTACCAATAACGGCACCACCACGAGCGGTTTGTTGTTGTGCCGAGGTTACAATACCAATCAGTTCATCGATATCAACACCTGCACTTTTTGCAGCCTGACCAGTACGAGAAATAGCTGCGGCAAAATCTTCTGCACTTACCGCAAATTGAACGTCGACTGCAGCAAACTTACTAACAAGCTGAGTAGTATCTTTGATTTGATTACCGTAAGTATTCATTGCAGCAGTTAAAGATTTTACTGCTTCGGCAGAATCCATACCAGTCAATCGAGTAAGAATCAATGCGTCTCTCGTTCTCTTTAAAGATTCCTCCATACTCAAACCTTGACGAGCATATTCGGTGGCAGCATCTGCAGCAACTCTAAAAGCTGCCCCAGTTTCTTTCGCTACCTTAAATAATCCATCACCAAACTTGTCAAGGTTCTGAGCGCTGAGTCCCATCACCACATTGATGTCTGCCATGGATTTTTCAACCTCCACCATGTTACGCACCATTCCCTTGAATGCATCTGCAACACCATTGATGATCGCCATACTAGCACCGAACGCCAAGATACGAGCATTCGCAGCTTCCATTGATTTGCTGAACTCGTCAGCGGCGCGCTTCATGTTGCCCAGAGGTTGGGTAGCACCCTTATCATCAACTGTAATTTTGATGGGTTGTCGGCGAATTCTATTTATAGCCGCTTGTACCGCCGCTTCTAGCGGCTTGGTATTACCATGTACGTCAAGATCTATCGCCATATTACCTTATTCCTTGTTCAAGGTAATAATACACTAAATTTTAAGTCACACCATGCAATTTCATCAAATCTTCCATATTTAATGTTCCGCCTTTTTTCTTTGCTTCTTCATGTAGACTGATTGTACCAGATGGTTTTTTGACTCCGAGACGCTCGTAATCTTCTTTTTTGGCACCTACGATTGTGCCGCCATCTCCTTTGTCCAGCTTGTCTTTTGCTTTGTCGCGCTCTTCTTTTGAACTGCTACCAAACTCAATCAATTTCGCGGGATCTTTGCGTATCGATTCTGGAATATTTTCATTATTATCAAATATATTTTTAAATACTCTAGTATATACAATTAATCTAATTTGATTGTATGTCAATTCACAAAATGGTTTTCCATAAAATTGCATGCTATCCTCGGCGAATCCAAGATATGGATGATAAAAATCTTCGAGTATTGTATATTGTATACCTTCTTCGCTGAAACTTTCGAATAGTTCGTTGTATTTTAATACTACTTTTTTTATGTCGTGGCTTTCGAGCTCGTCGTATTCGTCTTGCGTAAACAATTGCTCGGTCAGCTCTTGGTTTTTATAAAAAGACTTGATGATATAAAAATCATTGAGACGATCTTTTGCGTATCGTTCGCATGTGTTACCAACAAGTTGTATTTTTTGTGCGGTTTTTTCGTTGAGTAGTTTCGTTTCTTTGGCAATGATACTTTTTTGTCGTTCGACATCTGCTTTGAGTATCAGTTTATTTAATGTTGTTTTTAAATTTTCAAGATAAAGAGTTTTCTCAGTGATGACTTTTTCGTCAGCATCTGTCCATTGACCCTCTTCTTTTAGATACGCAAGCATTTCTGCCTCGGTGGGCACACCTCTACGTTGCGCGTTTTGATAATACTTTTCCTCGATCTCTTCGAGTTCCACCTGATCATGCGGGGTCAGGTGCTTGATGTATACAAATTCGCCGTCTAGAAGCGTTGTGGTATAGCCGCGAACAACGTCTCTAAAGATTCGTCTGCGCCTCGTGGTTTCCACGCATTATACTTTTCCTTCTTCGATGTCGCGGTCAAGCTTTTCGAAGTCGTCGGGCAGAACTGCTCCACTACTATAGTACCAAAAACTATACAGCGCCGCAATCTTTCCACCAACAATATCATACAATTCATCACCTTCTTCTTCCATCTCATAATAAACCTGCAACTTTTGCTCGAAATCATTTCCTTCAAACATAGGAGTTGTTTTTTCTTCATCTCCTTTTTGCAGATATGTAAGATTAAGAATATACCATTGTATCACTTTATTTTCAGCTCGTACATCAGCAGTATGATTGAATAAATTAGAATAGGATGTTTCGACATTGATGATATCTTTACGAAGCTCGGCGATTTCGCCAGTAATTTCTTTGAGTCGTGCAAGATCTTCTTCGGTTTGATCGCTCTTTAAATTTTTGCGCTCGCTTTCTTGAGATAGTTCGCCATACTTGACATACATTTTGGTGAGAGCTTTTGCGTCTTCTTCGGCGAGCAGCCCACCAGTGTCGCTATACTTTTTAGCAAGCATTGCTTTGGTGAGAATACCTTTCTTGATGCACTGACTCATCTCAACACTAAACTCAAGCTCGGCTTCTTCGATCTGACGACGAGTCGGTTGCTTCATGATCACACGATACGGTGTCTTTTCGCTCACCTCTTTGGTGACTGACACTTCTTCCTGTTCTCCAGTCTCTTGATTGGTAACAGTATTTGTTTCGGTGCGTTTTACTTTTTCTTCTTTTTCAAAGATAAAGCTGTAAATTTCACGCATTTTTTTGCGCGTATCATCCATTGTTGGAAGCGGTTGTTCTAATGTTGTTTCTGCCATGACTATTTAAATGTAAAACCTATAATATAATTATCTATTTCTCCTTCGATATTTCTAATTGTTTCATTACCAATATCGAGAGTACGCTTGCGAAGATGCTGTAACTTGTCTTCGTCAAAGTAGTCGGCTTGATCGATCAGAGGCACACATCCCTCGGGTAAATTTTGCCTCAGCTTGTTGAAATGAATTTGATGCTCCTTGTGGAGATCTTCCAACATCATAAGAAATCCCTTAAAAAGGGACACCGTGTTCCGTTGGCAGCATTTTTTAAAAATGTCCTCTGCGTTCATATATACCTTATACCTTACAATCATATACACAAAAAAAAATCTTTAGTGTAAAACTATATATGGCTGAATTTTTATCATCTTCTCAACGCGCCAGCATTGCTGCTAATCTACTTGATCTTCATGATACATTTGGACGAGAAATAATTGTATACAAAGAAGCACAAAAAGTAATCATCAGCACCGATCCAAACTATAACTATTTATATAAAAACGCAGGAGCACAAAATCAAAGCGTACAAAATGTGCCTGTTAAAAAAGTATTCAAAGCAAGAATTCGATACGATACCGATCGCAGTCTAGAATATTTTGGAGAAACAGACACACAAGTAAAAGTCAATCGAGTTGATCCAAACAGTATGGTGCGCGTCAAATTAAAAATAGAAGATTATGAATATATAAAAGACGCAAAGCGCGTCGAACTTGATGGCAGAATGTTTCATGTTGAGTCGGATCCACGACCACACGGACTGTTTGATGTAATTCAATTTGTTACTCTATTTTTACGTCCAATCGAAGCAAATGCCCAATCCACTAAATAGATCCGTTAAAACCGCGATTCATAAACAACTGATCGGAAATAAGCAACTGATCAATCAAACGCGACTGCTAATAGAAAAACAATTTAAAACTATTCACACAAAATTTATGGCCGACTTTGAGTCGCATCCTGTAACCCGCGAGCTTCGCGGCGGACCCGACGCATCCAATCACTCAAATTCACTTCCTCAAGGAAATCTATTCGGTTTCATTGGTTTTAACGCAGGCACAGATCCGATCTCTGATATTGAAGTTATGCTGCGACGAACAGATATCATGATAAAAAACAGAAAAATGGGACAATTTGGATTTGTATGGACATATGTAGTAACTAGTCCATCATTACAAGATTTATATTCTGTCACCCCGATGCCGTGGGCGAGCGGAGCAAGCTGGTTGCGCGAGCTTGAAGGCCGCGGTATACCCAACCTCGGACAATACATGTACAAGCGCTCCTCGTCGAGCAGATCGGGTGCTGGCGTACAAAATCAAAACAGAAGTGGCGGAGGACGTGTAAGAGTATCATACGTCAAACAATTATTAAAAGAATTCGAAGAAAATTTAAACGCAATCCAAGCATCACGAGTATCACGAGCATATTTCTAAAATGAAACCCCAGTTCCAACACGAATTAACAACAAGCTTTATGTTATGGGCAGACAATTTCATCTGCAACAAAGCAGAAGCTTTTCAAAATTATGTGTCGCCGCTTTACCCAATGGGCACCGACGACCAACTCGGCTCAGGATTTGTTACATACAGCAGTCCTCATAAACAATGGGTGTTCGATGACAGTGTTGATGGCGCGCAAGTTCCTAGCGGTATTTATAATAATGGAACATTTATGAATCGCGGAGATGATGGACTGATCATTGATTTTGATGATGGGCGAGTTATACTCGACGCATCTTTTGGCGACAGCAACACCACCTTGAGCGGCGAATACTCGGTCAAAGAATTCAATTGGTATATCACAAACCAAACCGAAGAGCAGCTGATCGTGGACAGCAAATTCGATTCTAATGGAAGGTTTAAACAGGAGCTTTCTGGGATTGCTCCTCATGCGCAGGTTGTACCTGCTATATTCGTCAACCCAGAAGTTGTTGAGAACGAGCCATTTGCGTTTGGCGGAGAAGACAAAACCACAACCAACATTCGATGCGTAGTTTTCGCAGAAAATAGTTATCAACTTGATGGCGCACTATCAGTTTTCGCGGATTCTAAAAATGAAGTATTTGGTAAATTAAAATATTCAGATTATCCGCTCACCGAATACGGCGACATTACAGGATCATACAATTATATGGAATTTGTAGCAAGCGAACCACGCTCGCTTTTTCACGTCGAAGAAGTGCGCGTATCCAAGCTCAGCGACCGTGTAAGCAAAAACATCGATCCATCACTTTTCGTTGGATTCGTAGACTTTGAAATAACCAATCTACGATTTCCCAGAACATAAACTTCCCTTTAAACAATAAAAAATGTAAATACAATAGAAATTTAAATTCACCTTTTATATATTATGGCAAATAGAGCAAGAGTAATTTATCAGAGCGAGGCGTTGTATGCTGGTACAGTTGACGCCACGGGACATCACTATACAGTCAACGGCACAGGTTATGCAACACAAGCCGCCGCAGCTGCAGCAGGGGATGTTAAAACAGGAATCATGCAGCTTCGTCGAGTACAAAGCGCAAACTACAGCTTTAGTGTTAATCGTCAAGATGTAAATCAATTCGGTCAACTTGCTCGTATCGATAGTGTTAGCATCGAGCCGCCAACAGTTACTCTCGACATGTCATACTATCTCACCAACGGAGTAAACGAAAAATTACTTGGTTTTAATGTTGACGGTCAAACAAGCGCACTCAGTGATGAGCTTCTTCTTGGTAAAACTGCCAACTCGGATACCCCAGGTGGTAAAAACTTTTTTATTCTTACAACTCCAGAAAGTAGCGATGCAGTAGGAAACAGCGACGCAGAATCCGAAAAGAGTGTTATTGCTCTTGGTAATGGATTTGTATCCAACTATTCTATTGAAGCAGCTGTTGGAGGCATGCCAAGCGCAAGTGTTACTGTTGATGGATTGAATCTTCGCAGTTACACAGGCACAGCAAATCTTGATATTCCTGCAATTGATACTAAATATGGTACTCCAATCGACGGAATCGAATTTAGTCTTCCTCCAGCAATCAGTGGAAAAGGTGAAGCCACAATTGGAGCAGACAACGTTTGGGGTAGCTCAGATGACGGATGGCAAGGAAATGACGAAGGTTTTGGCGTAGAAGGTGTTTCTTGTTTGCGCCCTGGAGATATCTCCATGAGCCTTGGAACAAATGGTCGCGCAGGATTGTTTGAAAATCTTCCGCATTCTGACCCACATCAAGATTACGATGCTGGTTCCGCACATATTCAAAGTTTCAGTATTGATGTTCCAGTTAGCCGAAGTACAATTCAACGCCTTGGAAATCCATACGGATATGCAAGAGTAACAGACTTTCCAGTCAATATTTCTGTTAGTGTTAGTGCAATTCTTTCGGATCTTAAAGAAGGTAATGTTTCAGACTTGCTTTTCAATCAAGAATCTCACGATCTTGTATTCACAATGAGAGAGCCAACACAAAGCGGTAATGGAAACATTGCAATGCAATATACTATCAAAGGTGCTCGCCTCGAAGGAGAGTCTTTCAGTTCTTCAATTGGAGACAACAAAAGTGTTGACCTTACTTTCACTGCTCAAGTTGGTGGCCCAGAAGACCAAGAAAACGGAATCTTTATTTCGGGATCAAGAAACGCTACTGGTATTCACCAATACTTCGCTTAATACTCTATAATTAAATATATTATATAAAGACCCTTGGTTGTTAATTCGGCCAAGGGTTTTTTATTGAAAGTACATTCTTAGTCCATCAGTTTTTGTTACATCAAATGTTAGCGAACTGCTAACCATAACTTCTGAACCGATAGAGTGTGTGTAATTTTGTTGCTTTAACTGCGCGCGATTGATTTCAAACGCTATACTTTGAGCAGTATCAAAACTTTCTTCAAGCGTCATAATTTCAAACGGTAACTCTGAGACAGGAAACTTCATCCATACTCCATTGTTATTGACATGAACAAAAGTATAACTATATATAACATCTTCAGATGAAACCATACTCGAAGAAGTTAAAGGTATCATGCCCCACTGAAATCCGTCAATACACACGTAATAAAAATTACCATCGGCACTAAATGCGGTGTCTCCAGTATTTCCAAATACAGAATGAGTGAATTCTACAAACGCAATTCTGCGCCACTCATTTTTCTCTATCGCTAAATAGTAGTAACCATTAGAAATATAAAATGACCCTTGGTCGCCAAGTATCCTTGCAGCAACAGGATGAGAAACAACAAGTTCGTATACATCTGCTTTGGTTAAAAATGAATCAACTTCATCAGGCTCGTATCCACGAACAACCATATCCAAAGATAGTTGTCCAATGATTGGTAGTTTTAATTTTCTATTAAAAACATAATTACTACCCATTCCAAAAATATCTTGACGCTCGATAGGTAGCTGAATAGATACATTTTGCACCGCCGCTTCAATTTTATCAAGTTTCGCGCCACCTCTACCACCGCTTTTTTTGGTGATTGTGACTTGAATATCTCCAGGTTTCGTGGTAGAAACTTCGGGCATATAATGTTCATCAAACACATGACCATCTCCTTCTCGGTCATGACTTGCATCACGCATTTGGCTAGAGTGAAGATACACTTCTTCACTAGATTCAACATTATTTACGCCAGGCTTGATTGCTGGCAGTGTTGGTCGATCAGAAGCGCTATAAATATCGTACTTCATATTACTACCAGCATACGAAAGTGAACTTGTTGGAAATTGACCAACAGCAGCTTCGTACGAATAGTTCGTTAAATATGCATTACCAATACCAATAACATTATAATTTTCAAAATCAGACTCGCTTGTTAAAAAATTTAAATCTCTATGATTATCTTCACTTGACGCAACAACAAGAACATTGATATCATCTGTTGTAGTTGATTCAAAAAAGTTTTTCAATACACTTCCTGTTTTACCAACAAACAATCCGGCACCTATTTCATTTTGGCCTTCAGCAAATAAATATTGTATACTGCAATTTACATCAGGAGCTCTAACCACAGGACTTTGACCGTCTCGAGTAACCAACTTGTCACTGCCAATTGCTTTGATATCTAAAGCTTGATGAGAAAAGCCGTAATCCATGCTTTGCACACGAATTAAATCTGTATATTTCGTGCCGCTTTCCTTGTATGCAGGCGCATCTGTAAGTAAAATACCTAGCCTTTCATAAGTTAAACGAGTCAATGTTCCTTGTGCCACGAATCATATTACACTATTTCTTGTGTTTTAGTGTAATAAACATTGCTTGCCATGCCTAATCAAAGAATATCAGAATTACCCGAAAGTGGACCGCTTTATTGTAGCGATGTGTCTTTTAATACATTTTACACCGACTCAGCAAACGAAGGGCCTTCAGACGACTGGTATCTACTAACAGCAAAACCAAAAGTAAGCAATGAAAAAATATCTTTCACCAATTTCCACAAGTCGGTCGCAACCGATTCGGTTTACTTAAATAGCAACCAAACAATTAGCGGCCAAAAAACATTCACGGATAAATGCTATATAACCAAGCGCGCAAATGTAACCAGCATACAAGATCCAACTGTAGATGGAAATCTTAGCGGAGTAGGTTTCGTTGGAAATACGGGTCTTTTTTATAATGCGATTGCAGGAACAGGATTGGTTCCATCAACAGGTTGCGATGTTATGGTTTTTGAGGATGCAGCTTTTGAAGGAAAATTAAACATACAAGGAACTTTATCTTTTTCGGGGCAAGTTGACAACGAGTCAGATTTTGCCTCGCTCGATATTGAAGTTCAGGGCAGTAGCGAAATAGAGCAAGATATTTTCTCAACAGGAAATCATATATTTTCCGAAAATTTAAATGTATCTGGTGATGCATATTTTGATGGATCAATTTCTAGTTCCGATACATTATATGTTCACGAGAATATTAAATCAAATAACAACCAGCAAGCAACATTCACAACAGACCATATACAAATAACAAGTGGTTCAAATAATTTCATAGATATAACAACAGGAAATATAAAATATAAAGAAATTATAAATGTCAATCAACCAAATGTTGTAAATCTTTCAAGCTCAACACCTTCTGGAATGTTGCATATTGATGGAGCAGGTTATGTACAAAATATAAATGCATTGACTGATGGAACATATCGACAATTTTTTGGTGGAGATGATGAGTCGATGGTTTTCAAAAGTGTACTACAATCTGGATTTAGAGATTTTACAATCGATCTACCAAAAACGTTTCTAGATACTCCAGTTATCTCTCCAAACCTTCAGCATGTGAGCGGTGGATATGTCATTCCTTATCTTATCTCTGATGTAACAACAAAAGATTATAAAATAAAATTCGGCGAAAATATATTCGACAATGATTTTGTGTTGCACACCACAGCAATGGCACCATCTTCAGGAAAATATAGCTCAAATAAAAATGGCATACAACGCTTTCGAACAATCATAGCAAGCGGAACAAGTTCACAGCAGATTGACTTTCCTCAACCCCACAACATCAAGCCAACAATATCCATCGCGCTTGAAGGAGAAAATGAGATTGTCCCGCACACAATATCTGGTGTAAATACAAACAATTATACTTTTATTTTAGCCGCAGAATCCACAGAAGAATATATTTTACATACAATTTCCACAGAATACGACAATCAAAGAATAAGTTAAAATGCCAACCGACAACAGAATATCTACGCTTCCAGAAATCAATATATTATACTCTGATATTGATCTGCTTGATACAACTTCTCCAGTTGATCCGAATGCAGATGCAGATGTATTATTCTTGATTACCAAATCGGGAGTTAAAAATGAAAAAATAACATTCAAAAATTTAAAAAGCTCGCTACTTGGAAATACAGTTGCACTAACAGGCAATCAGATCATCAGCGGAGAAAAAACATTTACAGATATTTGTACATTCGAGGACACAGTATTTCTAAATGAAGTAGTAGATACAACCATAGAAGGTGATATTAGTGGATACAATTTTATTGCACATACCGGACGCTTCGAAAAACTTGGAGTTGGAAGCGGTTTTGCAAATAAAACACGCACACCTGAATACGACCTTCATGTTGAAGGAGATGTATGCATTGAAGGAGAGTTTAATGTTCTTGGAGAAATTGAGTTTGGCGGCACTCTTGGATTAAATGATGTTGCAGTCTCTGGCAATCTTTATGCAGGTGGATCTGGTATTTTTAATCAAGGATTAAATGTTAATGGGTTGGTTGATATTTCTGGAGATTTATCTACTCAAGGGACTGGAAATTTTGGCGGCGATTTGAATGTATCAGGGGATATATTTGTAGAAAACAAAATTGCGCATGTGGGAGATACAGATACATTTATTGAATTTTCTGATAATTCAATCAATCTTCAGGCTGCAACCTCAAAAATTTCAATCAGCGATGAAAAGCTAGAAATGATTGTCGGCGGCGAAAAAAAGTTTTTTATAGACGAACAAGGTAGACTAGCAATCAATAGCGATGAAGCTATCGGAGATCTCTCGATGAGCGGATCGGCATATGTCAACGAGCTTTATGTTACAGGTCAACATGGAGCGTGGGAGCTTTTGACCCCCAAAGGATATGATGAAACAGTACATTTTTCAACCAATTTACTTTCTGGAGAATCGAATTATACAATTGATTTCCCAAAAACTTTTGGATCGGTTCCAACGGTTCATGCGACACTAAACAATGAAGGTGGTGGAGACGTTCTATTTTTTAATATCTCGAATATTACAAACAATTCATACTCTGTTACATTCAATTCTGTAGTGCCCAATAATAATTACTATATTGAGACAAAAGCGGCAACAACAGGAGATTATTCGCTACATCAAACAACAACGCAATCATTTCGCGAACAAATAATAGAAGGAAGCACAGAATATACAATCAATTATCCAAATTCATTTTCCGCAAAACCTGTTGTTTCAGCTACACTAGAAAGAAAAACGTCATACAGTGTATCTGATCCTGGTGTTGCAGGAGATACTTTTATTGATGGCTGGGAATATTATATTGCTACCGACACAGACACGTGGCGCAGAGTCACCATGGCAGAAGTTATTCGCCCTGCAGGATCCCCAGGTGATACATCATTTGATACAGACTTTTATTATATATGCATTGACGGAACGCTTTGGGGAAAAATACCGCTTGTAATCTCTTCAAAAACAATCATCGGATCAGAAACTGAAGGTGATGTAGAATACAGTAATGATTACATTTATGTATTTACAGACTCACAATGGAAAGAGTCTCCAATCGCTACTTGGATTTCTGAAAGCACTGCAACAATAATTCCATATATGATCTCCGATATTACAGAAACATCATTTAAAATTAATTTTTCCGCACCGCTTGGTTCTCAATATTTTGTACACACAATTGCTTCTCGATAATTAAGCTTGACAAAGGTTTGGCTATATGGTATAGTCTAAGTATGACAAATCTATTGTACAGAACCAAATGTTATTTAGTTGGCCACATGCAGTATGTGAGTGGCAGAAATTGGCGCGAGCATGTTACCGAAAAACTTGCGCCGTTGAGCATCACATGCTTTGACCCATACAAGAAACCATTCATCAAAGATGTAGAAGAAGACGAAGCATCTCGACAAGAAATGGAAACTTGGATGAAAACAAAACAATATGATCGAGTAACCGAACGCATGAAAACTGTTCGCGCTTATGACTTAAATTTGGTTGATCGTAGTGATTTTATTATTGCACACCTTGTGCCTGAAGTAGCAAGCTGGGGAAGCGCTGAAGAAATAACTCTTGCAGTACGCGAGAAGAAACCTGTTTTTATCAGCATGGAAGGCGGCAAAGCTAAAACACCACTATGGATGCTTGGCATGCTTCCGCATAAGTACATATATAACAGTGTTGATGAAATACTAGACATGCTGTACGCAATTGATGGTGGTAGCAAACCAATCGATTCGGACCGCTGGAGATTACTGAGAAAAGAATACAGATAATGCTTATTTTAGCAGCTTCATATTTTCAATTTTTTACTGGTGACTTTTTAGCATTCGGTATACTTGCTGCAATTGTTTGGGGTATACAAAAAAACAAAGACGAAGAATTTTATAAAAAATAAATGATAAAAGAAGTCGAATCGATGCATCACTTTGATGATCTTGCAAAAAAATGGAATAATCAAAACAATAATTTTTTCTGGACACATCAATCCTGCAGGCAAGGCAGGCACTTTGATCCTAATTCAATAGAATTACATTTACGGCAGATGCTTTCTCAGTCTCTATCCAATCCAGATATAATTCCTTGCACCAAAATATGGTCATACGAAGAAAACGAAAAAGCTTTGGCGGGTTGCGTATTCATTGGTAATAAAAATTTCATGATGAATGAAAATATTTTTGAAGAAGTCTTATGGCAAACAAATGGGCAATACGCAAAATCAATAAAACAAAGAAAAATAATGATTAAATTATTAAAATGCGCAGAAAACTATGCTCGCAAATCTGGATACAAAGTAATTTCTGTATCTCGCGATCCACGTCTCCACAATTTTACAATCGAAAAAAACTCAGGCATAAATAATTACTATACAAGAAACAATTACGAAGCCGCAGCAATACAATATTTTAAAACTTTAAATTAACACTTGACAACTTGAATTTTATTTTGTATAATCAACGGCATGAACAAAACAACAGCAAAAGAAATTCGCAAAATATTAAACTACGATCCGAATCTTTCAGATGCAACAAGCAAGCGAGTATATTCTCGCGCCAAAAAACAATACAATAAACTTAGCAAAGGTGCAAGGCCTTTATTTTTACAACAACTTAAAAATTTATATAATAACGAAAATTAATTATGAGTAATAACGTACAAGACAGTAAGACTGACAACAGTCAAGAATCAAAGTGGCGCAGCCGTGAGCTTGGAGCTCTCTGGGTAAAAAACGGAAAGAATCAAAAGTATCTTTCTGGAAGCGTAAACATCGAAACCATGCCAGGAGTCACAGAAACTCTCAAGGTTGTTGTTTTCACAAACAAGAATCGCGAGAAAAATGAGCGTGCGCCTGACTATGTTGTTTACCGCTCGGAAGATCCAGTGGAAAAGGTTGCGCAAGAAGCCGCACAAGAAGTATCTTCTGCTAGCACCAGCGAGAAGCAAGAGTCTTCAGAAGAAATTCCTGAAGAATTGTTCTGATTCTGTGTAGATAAAACATCATGGAAAAACAATTTTGGCACAGTAAAAAGTTTTGGGCAGCTGCAGTTGCGACTGCAGTACCCATCATTAACCATGTATGGGGTATCGGTCTTACTCAAGACGCAATGATGCAGATTGTTACTCCAATTGTAGCGTACATTCTTGGTCAAGGTTTAGCCGATCTTGGCAAGAACAAGTCGCAATAGCTCTTTAACAGTTTAAGGGCGCGTACTGGATTTGATTTAAATTGGATCGAGTATGTTGCAAGTCGAAGAGATGCCGGGCTTCGTAAAAAGGCATAACTTCTTACATGGCAAAAATAAAAGTCGTGTTGAGGCATTCGCTCCTCGTAGCGAGAGCCTCGCATTAGCAGCCTAAACACCTGCTACCCCTCCCTATCAGACGCAGATACGATAGGAGAGGGGTCACCAATCTGCAAAACAGAAAAAGTTTACTTGTACCACAAACTGTAAATAATTGAAACAAGTAGTTGGATGTTGATATCATAACTATAAAAAAAATCAACTAAACTTGTAGACGCATATTTGTTAAGATTTAAAGACGCGAGTTCAACTCTCGCCGCGTCCACCACTTTCATGCTTCTACTTCCTACAAAAAAATATATATTCGAATATTCTGCGGCGGTTCATTATTATGATCTGCTCAAAAATTTTCATGAATATTTTGTTGATGATCTATTGATGACGGGAGTGGGCGTGTGTGGATATACTATGAGTGAAATTGATTTTGAAACGAGTGACAAATACGATCACATGTTTCACGAGATCATACGCAAGGGCGTTGACTATGGAGTGCCCAGCGCGAAAGCGCAACTCTATAAAGATGATATATTAGAATCAGAATGTTTATTTTATGACTTCGGAAAAGATGACGGCGTAAAATACATTTACATGGTACAAAACACAATGAATTGGACACATCAATTTGATTTCAATTCTAGTGTATTTAGTTTAATAGAGCCAGACATCAATACAATAGACAACTACTGGAGATCATGAAAATATTAAACGCAATCAAAAAATTAGTACCCGCAAAATTATTAAACAAACAAAAAAAATCATATCAAGATGCATGTGATTTGATTATGCAATTGGTTGCGCAAGAAAAAAGAACACACTCAAACAAGCCGCAAGATCTCAGCATTGAAGAGTGGGAGCGTATTTTGAATGATATAGCATTTGCCTTTAAAGTAAAAAAACAAAACTCATTTCTTAAATCGCCGACTCGACGAGCCGAGCGAGCACAACGAGTCAAACGTGCATTCGAGTTATTTCAAGTGTATATAAAACACTTATGAATGAAGAAAATGAAGAAGAATTATATATCAGCGGACCGCTAGATTACGACGAGCAAACCGACTCGTTTCGCATGGATTTAGAAAATCTTATTTACCGCTATATTGACGAATACGACATCAATACAATCACAATTATTGGTGCGTTACAAGAAAAAGTAGTAGAGCTTTCTAACGAAGGCAACATAGAATTTGAATCAGACATAGATTTTGATTAATTTTTCTTGACTTACCATCAATTATATGATATAATACTCTCATATGAAAAAAATGTCACTAAACAAAGATGGTACTCCCCGCAGACGCCGCAACAGTGGTAAAGGCGGTTCCGCTATTGTTTCCTTGTCGGTTGACGAGATTCTTGATCTCGTATCGCAAGATGTTGTTTCTATTCCTGTCAGTGAAGATTGGGTAAAAGGTAGGCTTTATGCAAACTACCTTTCAAACAAAAAAGTTTCCCAAGATTTCTCTGAGCTTCAGTCAGTAGAAGACAAAATCGAATTCGCGATCACCGACTTTGACGATGAATGATTATTTTTCACATTTAATTGGCCAAGATAACGTAAAGAAAAAGTTAAACTTTTATCTTAAAGCTTATCAAGCCACTAGCGTTTGTCCATTTCTTAATCTTGTTGGCGCAAAAGGTTTGGGTAAAACATTGTTCGCAAAAGAGTTTGCCAAGAATCTTAAAAACAAAGATGGCAGCAAGCGTCCATTTCTTGAGCTTAATTGTTCGACCATCAAGAACAATGCGCAATTCTTTGAGCAAATTTTTATTCCATTGATCATGAACAATGAGATCACCATTCTTTTTGACGAAGCGCATGCTCTTCCAAAAGACTTAACAATGGCATTTCTCACCATTTTCAATACCGAAAAAACAAACAAGAAAGAATTTGTATACGACGAACAAACATTTGAGTTTGATTTCACCAAGCAAACATTTATTTTTGCAACCACCGAGAGCGATAAGTTGTTTCCGCCACTCAAGGATCGTCTTAGCACAGTTGACTTTGAGCCTTACAACACCAACAATCTCGGCGAAATTATCAAGCTGAATTGTGATGGCATTAATTTTAGCGATCAAGCGCTACAAAAGTTATCGCTGACTGTTCGCGGAAATGCTCGTAATGCAGTGATGCGCTCGAAAGAGATTGTGCTTTATTGTGAAAGTGAAAATCAAAACACATTCGAAACTTCAGATTATCTACAGCTTACAGATTTGCTTGGCATTTTACCACACGGTATTACATGTACCGAGAAACAAATTCTAGAAATTTTATCTGATCGCGGAAGTTGCAAGTTGCAAACTTTATCCGCAATCACAGGGCTCAGCCCAACAAGTCTCAGGCGTGATCATGAAGTGTACCTTCTTAGGAAAAACTTTATGCAGATCGACGGAGAAAGAAAGATTACTAATTTTGGTAAATCTTTAATCGAATCAATATAATATATAATGACAGACACACAAGAAAAACAAGAAAAGAAAGTATATGTTGTTACGCGCAACTCTCGCCGCATTGAAGATAAAAATTATGCAACGCGAGAAGATGCAGAAATTCGCGCTCAAACATTGGTCAACATGCTCAAGAAGTGGAAAGATCCGGATCTAAAGAAAGTCAAAGTCGTAGAGACTGCTAAACCTTCCAAGATACGATAGTGGACGAGTTACCGAGTCAGGAGAAGTTGATTTCTTTCGACGATCTTGCTACTCAGCGGGGCTACAGTCCTAAGCGAGCAAGGTGCAAAGAATACAATAATGTCACGCATTTGCTCAAAGCAAAAGGAAAAGGTGGTAAACCTATAGAAATTCGTTTTGATGTAAAGAAAATGAAAAACAAAAAACAGAGCCAAGAATGGTTATGGGTTGAGTTTAAAAATTCTTTAGGTGAAGACGGATGGATACATGGTGATGCACATTTTGTAGCTTTCGAAAGAAAGTATGACTTTGTTGTTGTTAATCGCAAAGAACTTGTGAAAATGTTAAACAATAATACCGTGAGATACGATCTTCCTTTTGTTAAACTTGCGAAGCGAGCCAAGTATAGAATCTATAAACGCGATGGCAAAAAAGAAGAGATTACGCAAATCAACATCAAGGATCTACAAAAGCTAGAATCTTACCAGCTTTGGGAAAAGCGAGATGCCGCATCAGACTGAGCTAGACGCTACATACATTCAAATGGCTCATGCTTGGTCGCAGCTTTCCAAGGCTCGGCGCAACAAAGTTGGCTGTCTTATTGTTAAAGACGGAAGCATCATTTCTGATGGTTATAACGGCACGCCACGAGGTTTTAATAATAATTGCGAGGTTGAGGTTGAAGAGTACAGTATGCTCGCCTCACAAGCCTATAAGCTTGTTACTCGACCTGAAGTTTTGCACGCCGAAAGCAATGCCATAACCAAACTAGCAAAGAGTACACAATCAAGCAGTGGATCTACATTATATACCACAGCATCACCTTGCATTGAATGTTCAAAATTAATCATACAATCTAATATAACTAGAGTAGTATATGATGAATTGTATAAAAATGATGATGGCATATGTTTATTAAAAAAAGCAGGAATTGTTGTTGAACAGTTGATGTTATAATTTACTATCATACATGTTTGAAACGATATGTATTTTAGTGATTGGAGTTTTATGTTATGTTGCGTTCAATCGACCCAAGCAGGACGACAATTTACTGGATGAATTGCGTAGCGACAATGAGTTTTTGCGTCTTCGTCTAAACGAGCACGATTCGCTTCACAAGGAGCGTGAAGAGACACTCAACGAAACAATAAAAAATTTACAATCCTCCCTACATAAACATCAAAACAATGTACAAGCTAGTAGCACAGAACACAAACAAAGAGAACAAGACCTAAACAAAAAAATTGTACAATTAGAAAAAGACCTGCAAGATGAAACAGATAAAAGAAAAAAAGTTTTATCGCAAAAGAAAAGTGGTGAAGTTAGACTCGGACATATTGCAGAAACACTCGCACCATTTTTAGATCAGTTCGAATTTGAACCAGAACGCTGTTCATTTTTAGGACAGCCTATAGATTATATTTCATTTGGAGATGACGAAATTACATTCATTGAAGTCAAGAGTGGAAACAGTCAGCTCAGTCAAAAACAAAGACACATCAGAGACTTAGTAAAACAAAAAGCAGTATCATGGAAGGAAATCAGAATTCAGTAAACGTAAAAGTAAAAAAAATTTTTTCGGAGGCATCGGTTCCAGCCTACACCAAAAAAGGTGATGCGGGAATGGATTTGGTCGCAATTTCTTTAAAAAAATCAGCAGGATTTTATGAGTACGGAACAGGGCTCGCAATGGAGATACCCGAAGGTTATGTGGGATTGATATTTCCACGCTCTAGTATATCCAAGACAGATCACTATCTACGCAACTCGGTTGGAGTTGTGGATAGCGGCTATCGAGGTGAGATTAAAATTAGGATGAGCACCCCTCTTCTTGGAGGCGTAGAATATAAAGAGGGAGACAGAGTAGCCCAACTTATTATCATGAAACTACCATGGGTCAATTTGCAAGAAGTAGAAGAGCTGTCTGACACGGATCGTGGAGAAGGTGGGTTCGGTAGTACAGGAAAGTAAATTTTAGGGTTGACAATGATCTCCATCTATGAGATAGCCGCAACTGCAATCATGCCCGTGGGTGGAGTGTTACCATATGCTGGAGCGACAAGCCCAGCGGGGTGGTTACTATGTTCGGGTCAGACGATTGGTGATGTGGGTTCGGGTGCAGACCTTACATCTGCCGACTACGAAACTTTGTTTGATCTAATCAAGTCACACTACGGCAACGCTGGTACAGAGGATTGGGCGAGTGGTGACACCGTCTTACTGCCCGACTTAAGAGGTCGTGTTGTTGCTGGTCTAGACAATATGGGAGGTACTTCCGCTGATCGTCTGACGAATCCAACTAGTACGACTAATTCAATAGATGGAGACGGACTAGGTAATTTTGGTGGTCACGAAACACACACTCTTACCATATCTGAAATGCCTAGTCACAGTCATACCTACAATGACAACGAAAACCCAGGTGAGCAAGCGAAAGGTGGTGATGGAGCTAGAACAGGTAATCGATCTGTTAGCACAGGTTCGACAGGTGGAGATTCAGCACACAACAATGTTCAGCCAACAATCATCCTGAACTATATAATCAAATACTGATGGGGCAGTTAAAGACAGCGGTTATCGCGGCGAAATCAAAGTGCGTATGAGCACACCTTTACTTGGCGGCGTGGAATATAAAGAAGGCGACAGAATCGCGCAACTAGTTATAATGAAGTTGCCATGGGTTAATCTACAAGAGGTTGACGAGCTGTCCGACACAGATCGAGGAGAAGGTGGATTCGGAAGCACAGGAAAGTAAATTTTAGGGTTGACAATGATCTCGATTTATGAGATAATACTTGTATGTTCAATATTAAATCAAAGTTAAAAAAAGCAGTTATGAAAAATTCAGATCAAAAATACTTCGTTGTTTACCGCAATGCCGATAATCAAGTCAAGACCTACGAAATTGGTCGCCCCGACCTTAGTGAATCTTTTGGCAATCGTGGTGAAGAACGTAACAATGTTGGATTCCGTGCATATTGTTTTGGTCGCAAAGAGTATCGCTCTTTTCGTCACGACCGCATCGTTTCCTTGACCCGCGCTTCTTGAGCTCGGAGATTATAGATTACGCTCTCAACAAGTTTCTACCATTCGGAATTATAGGGTTTTTATTGCTCTATAATTTCGGGTATGAAACCTGGGAGCCATTTGTTATTTTTGGACTAACAATGTTCATTGATCGATTCAGCTTTAAAACAGGATACGCAGTTTGTTTCTGCGAGCAAAATGGAATAGAAATAGACTTCGATGAACGAAAATGAATTAGCATGTCTTCGCTCGGACACCTACGTAAAACTAGCCAATGCCCGATCCGAAGAAGATAAAAAATATTACAAAAAAATTCTACATGTTATTGATTCGCTAAAAAAATTAGCATACGACTTAAAAGAAATCTCACAAATTGGAAACTCAGTTTAAATGAAAGAAAGAAACAACAATATTTTATATACTTATACTTTGGTACATTATGATCGACCAAAACCAATACTTCCTGAAAAACAGATACAAATGACAGAAAAAGAAGCTCATGCACGCAATCAAGGATTTGCATTAAATTTCACAAAACAAAGATACGTTAAAATTGAAGAGTCTGTATCGTAAATTCGTTAATTGGGTGATGAGCACCCGATTCTACAAGTATCTATTAAAACGTGTCATTCCGTATATTCGCTTTACTACATATTATACTAGCCTTCGCGGCAAAAAGTATCACGCATTATACAAAGAGTTGCAGCCGGGCGATGTATTATTAACAATCGACCGCAAAAAGTTGACAACCTTATTGATTCCCGGCGACTTTTCGCATGCCGCAATGTGCATATCTAAAGATGGGCGCTGGGAAACAAGTGAGATGACGCACGATGATTATACCAAAAGCACATTCTTTGATATTTGCAAAGAGAGTGATCGAGTGGTTATCATGCGACCCGATTTATCGCAACAAGAAATTGACGAAGCAATCTACAAATGCAAGAGCTTCCAAGGCGCAGAATATGACGCAAGCTTTGATCTTGGTGTGAAAAGTTTATATTGCAGCGAACTAATCTATCAATCTTATCAAGGCAATTCGCTTGGTGCAAATCTCGAAGATTTTGTTGGCCTCGGACGACCATACATCAGTCCAACAGGATTATATCACGCAAAAAATTTAGAAGTCATCACGGACAGTGACGAATTATAATTTACTTTGCCAAAAACGTCAACAAACCCATAACGCCAAATCCAAGTATAGCCATCAACAAGCTTTTCTTTTTCTTTTGCTTGTCTTTTTCTTCTTGTTTTTTGCGTTCTTCAGCTTCTTTGCGCTTGCGCTCTAATTCTTCTGCATTTGCTTCTGTTTTTGTGTGAAGATAGATTGGGCCGTTATTGTTCATGATTATTTGTTCGTACAACGAGCTTTCAAGATAGAAAAATCCATTGTCGCCAAATCGTGTGCCCCAACTATTTTGAAATTCCCAATATAAATTGCCGTCGATAATTTTCCATCCTGTCATGGCAACCGCATGTCCGCCCGCGGATCTTGAAGCAAGATATTTTTCACTATCAACAATTCCACTTTTTGGAGTATAATAAAATTGCATGTTCACCTTGAATGATGTCCACAGCGTCTCTTGTAGTAGCGTTTTCTTGATCAAATCGTGGTTTTGTTTGGGTATCACATAGTAACTGTCGATTTTGTGTTGTGCGGCGTTTTCGGCGGCTCCTTCGAGCATCGGCGCATCTTCATCATCTTTATATGGCCAAAATTTTTCTTCGCAGCAACCTTCTTGAACCAAGCCACGACATGCACCCTTGATGGTTGTGCCTGAATAATCTTCGCCAGGAAATGGATCATGAATTTTTCCTTTTTTGTAGATCCACATGGCGCTTGGCTCTTTGCCATCAAAATCTAGAGTATCGCCATATACCACTCGTCCGCTGTGACCAACACACGAACCAATGCGACCTTGATTTTTTACAGGCGGCGTAAGATATCTGCGGCTAAATTCTTGTGCATTCGCATCCCCACTATTCGCAATCATCTCTTCTTTTAATTCCCAATCGCGTTCATCAATCGGCGTTTCGGGTACATCCAAGACTTTATTCTTGTACAAAATTTTATTAATTAATCGATCTATCATATACATGTATACACTTGTTGTGTAATATAATTTGTGAGGTTGCTTTGTTTGATATGTATATTATTAATGACATCGTGTGTTTCTCAGCAGCCAAAATTACAGCCCAAGGATACTCGCTTCAAGGAATCTCAAAGAAACTGGGAATATTTGTATGCCGCCGAGCTTGATGCGGCACTTGAAAATGAAGATGTTGCTGCATACTATTTCTTTTGGCCTCTTTATATGCAAGCGCGATACGAAAACAAATGTCAAAAGTACAATATCAACCACACAATATCTTGTGATTGTATTTATTTAAAATAGAAAATTAATTCTTTAGATATCTATATCCTAATTTTGCAGCAATAGCTATACGTTGATTTATATGCATAACTTCGTAAGCGTATCGTGCGTATTCTTCGATTCTTGCTTCTCTTTTTTCTGGAGTTCCGTTGACCCAATATATAGCCCCTGATTTTCCAACATCTTTTTCTATATATTTTATAATCTTTTGTTTGATAAAATTATAATATATTTCTAATTTTTCTTGATCAGAAATATTTTTATATTCTAATTCGGACTGCTCTTTTGCGATTCTCGAGGATCGTGTTGCAAAACCAGAGTTTCTCATTTGAGCACTATACATTTCTTGATACAAACAATCAAGCACGATTTGTCGTTCTTTTTGTTTAAGCATTACTTTTCTTTTAACTGTATATACACTCACGCCCTGATTTTATCTAGGTTTTTGATTGACATTGAATTTTTTTTATAGTATAATACATATTACATGCCAAAAATATCTAAACAATTAAAAAATGCAAACTTTGAATACGATGAAGAGTCAAAAGAATTCACAATCGAAGATGCACAAGGAAATTGTGTTGTGTTGAATAAAATTTATGCTTTCGCATTGATGCGTTTTGTGATTCGCATGGCTCAACGAAATTGGCTGCGAAGCAACAAAACAATCGAAGAGATCATTGAAGAAGATGGCGAGCTTGAGGAGCATAATCCTTCACAACTAGAATTATTCTAATGTTTGACGACGGAATAGCAAACGAATTTGAAGCGGCGCACAACAAAGGTCTTCGCCGAGGTTTTGATCTTGGATGGACATACAAAGGACAATTCGACCGCTCAATCATTCGCGGACACATCGAACAAATAGACAAACGAGAAAAAAAACTTTCTGACCCAGAAATCAAACTTCGCCTTCTATCTCAAAAAGATTTACTTCGAAACATTTTAGACGACATGAAAAATCATCCCTGCAACAACGAAAACATTACAAAACATTTTAAATGAGTAAGTATACAGTAGATTATTCTAAAGAAGAAATTATTGAAGCATTAGTCCAAGAATGGGTTTTAAAATGGTGCAAGGAACATAATCCTGAAGTCTTCGATCGAGCAAGAGGCTATATATCCCGAGTTTTAGAAAAAGAAGATGAAAATTAAATCAAGTGATATAATATATTCTGAACATGGATACGATGAATGTTTTGAATATGTTGATGGAAGCGGTCGCGTGCCCGAAGGAACGGCAGTAGGATACATTCAAGCAAATCCTATTATGCAAAGCGGAGCACTTACTTTATTCGAAGATATTAAATACAGCCAATACGACCACGACTATTGGGACAACTATGAACTTGAACATGATGTTGATAGAATTGTGATTGGATAGTATAATATTTACAGGCTCCATAGTTTAGTCGGCAAAACACGTAACTTGTAATTATGAATCATCGGTTCGATTCCGATTGGAGCCTCCATTTCAGGAGAGGTGGCTGAGTTGGCTTAAGGCGGCGGTTTGCTAAACCGTTGAAGGGCTTATTTCCCTTCCGCAGGTTCGAATCCTGTCCTCTCCGCCATTATTTGCGTCTCCTGCAGCTATCCTTGTTTAAACTCCTGAAGTTCTCAGTTAAAGCGTGACAGTTAGGACATAAAACTTCTAAATTAGATTCTTTTGAGTTTTGGGGATTTCCATCGATGTGATTTATTTCTAATGGAACTTTATTTGTTTTTTGATTAATTTTACTCCATCCGCATTTTGAACACTTACAGTTTGATTTTTTTATTAAATAATTTCTTATAAACTGTTTTATTTGATAAGTCTTACCGCTGTAACCCACAAGCTCGCCATTCTTCCACTTTTGAATATTTTGTTGTTTCTTGTATTCTGAACTGCATTTATTGCAACAGAATTTATTTTTAGAATTCCTTTTTTTATTGAAGTGTTTAGAACAATTCAAGCATATCACTTGCTCTTGTATCTTATTTTTATTATTATATTTTGCAGAACATGATTTAGAGCAGAAATGGTTTTTTGATTTTTTAATATCACATTCTCTTTTCTCGATTGTTTTTTCGCACTCCTCACACTTCAACTTTTTTCTTTTGCGTTTATTTTGATACAAACACTCCCTTGAGCAATATTTTGCGGACTTGGTGCCTTTCTTTACTCTGCTTGCTAAGCTTTTCGATATAAAAAACTGTTCTTGGCAGTTTTCACAAATTCTTGGGATATTTTTTGTACTTGTTTTCTCATTTCTCATATATTATATTACACGCAAACCTTGGCTGGCTCCACTTTTTTCTTGATTAATTATTTAAAAAGACATATATTATACATAAGATTTTTATGACTACATTTATTTTATATTTTCTCGCAAGTTTAGTTCTTTATCTTTATTTGCAATCACTTGACAACAGATGAATTTTCAATATAGTATAACACATACAAACGAATCGAATGAAATCGAATCATTCAAAAATTTTAACAACAAAAAAAATTTAATACAATTCCTTAACGCAAACAAAGAGCAATTATCTTCGCTCAAGGGCGTTCGCATAAACTTCAAATCAATTTCATTATCATTACGCGATACAGTTTGGAAAAGTTGATGCTTGACTTTTTTGTGTTTATATAGTATTCTGTTTGTATGGCAAAACGTCACAATGCAAACACACTATTTCGCGGACACAGTATATTAAATGGACTCATCAAAGATTTATTGTCTTATTTTCAAAGCGTGAATTGGACAGATGCAGATGAATCAAAAAAACAAGAAATATTCGCGAACATAATTAAAGACAAAAAATGCTGGTATTGTGGAGTCGGCGAGTTTCGTGATATGGATCATTTTGTGCCAACCAATGGACGACTCTTTGATCCACCCATGTTTGGATTAGAACACGACGGCAACCTTATTCCGAGCTGCAAGACCTGCAACGCAAACAAAAGCAATAAACACCCATTAGAGTGGCTTAAACGAGGTCGTGTGACCAAAGGTAAGGAATTTGTTTTTCCTGCCGAGCGAATCGCGGCATTTCAAACATTTTTCGATACATTCCGCGACAAATTGATAGCCGATTCTCAATTAACCGATATCATAGTAAATCAAGCAATACCAAAGTGTGAAGAATCAACACAACAACTCGCAGATTTTGAAAATTGGATAAAATTATAACATAATATAAATCATGCCTCAATTTAAATTACAACCCTATAACGCAACAGATGATTTTGAGTCTGCCCTTGCAGAATATACTGGATCCAATTATGCAGTTTGCTTAGATAACATGAGCAATGCATTATTTTTGTCCCTGTATTATGAAAACCATATTAAAAATTCTTGCGGTAATTATATTACTATCCCATCGAGAACATACCCTTCCGTACCTTGCGAAATCATACATGCAGGACTAAAAGTAAAATTTAAAAAGGTAAACGGAGAAACATTAACTGGAGCTTATTTACTTGAGGGAAGTAATGTCTGGGATTCGGCTTTAAGATTTACTGCAGACATGTACATACCTCAGTCCCATATGTGCATATCGTTCACTGGTCCTTATAAACATTTTAAACTTAGCAAGGGAGGTGCGATTCTTACAGACTCAGAAGAGGCAAATGCTTGGTTTAGACGAGCAAGATACAGCGGGAGAAACGAATGCTCCTATCATGAAGATAATTTTGATATGCTTGGTTGGAATTTTTATATGATGCCAGAACTTGCAACTAGAGGCTTACTATTAATGAATCAATTTTATTCTCAAGGAAAAAAAATACATAACAAAGACCTGACTTTACCTTATCCAGATCTGAGTAGGTTTAGTATTTACGAATCATGAAAAACGTAAAAGAAAAATTACAGGAAATTAATCAAAACTCAAGTTCCTTAAGTATCTTGAGAGAAATCAACAGAAGTATAACTGAAAGAAATTTTCACGAGCATACGCATATTCTTTATGATTTAAGAACCTTTCTAGGAGAATCAAAGAAAAATTATGTTGAAATAGGAAGCTACGTAGGAGCCTCTGCATCTTTAATTTTAAAACACTATTTTAAAACAAATGTAACATGCATTGACCCTTGTGCATTACAAAAATCTCATTACAATGGTACAGATAGTCAATATAATACTATTTATAAAAATTTACAAAAAAATAACCCACACAACATGGAGATTAAAATATTTAAAAATTTTTCTCATGATATATTACCTGTAGAAAGTATTGATAATATCGACATATTGCACATTGACGGTGACCACTCTTATAATGCAGTAATAAAAGATTATAATTTATATAAAGATAAAGTTAATACTGGAGGCTTTATTGTTTTTGATGATTATCATGACTATAAGTCATCTCCAGAAGTTAAACCTGCAGTAGATAAAATAGTCTCTGAAATTGAAAGTAAAAAATACGAAGTTATAGGGTCTTTGAATAAATTTCATAATATAAAATCTCAAAACCCATCCGTATATTCAAATTTTATTATTCAGAAAATTTCATAACATGAAAAATATCTTACTGACAGGGCAATGCTCGCTTCATTCAGGCAGAATGGAGTTTGGTAATATTGGGAATTATTATATAATTGAGCCTTTTATAAGGCAGTTGAAGCGTGTTTTTCCAAACTCAAAGATCAAGACTACATTTCAAATGTCAGACTCTTTTGTGGCAAGGGAGGGTATCACGATATTACCCATAGAATTATATTATGATTTTGATTCAAGTCAGAATATAGATTTAGCAAAAGAAGAGTATGGAATTGCAAAAGTTTATCATTCTGGCAATAAGTTGCCCAATCAGACTCCATACATCAAGGAAGTGCTTGATTCTGATTTAGTAATTGATTTTAGCGGAGACATTTGGGGAGACAATGCCGACATGCTTGGACAAGATAGATTCTTAACTGGACTTTATAAAAATAGAGTGTCTCAGCTTCTCGGAATAAAAACTGTTATGCTCGCTGGTTCGCCAGGACCATTTGCAAACCAACAATCAGTCGACTTTGCTAAAATAGTTTATAAAAATATGGATCTGGTTACAACCAGAGAACCGATTAGCTTTGAGCTTTTAAAAAACAATTGGGGATTCGATGTTTCTAATACAAAAACTCTGGCTTGCCCTGCGTTTTTATTTGAGGGTTCTGTTAACTTTTCTCGGCCAAATTGTTTTAGCTCAAGTAAGCCTGTAATTGGTTTTGTTATTTGCGGATGGAATTTTCAAGTAGGACCTTATAATAAAAAAAATCGCGATGATAGCGAGTTTACGCAACTAGTAGAATATGTTGAATATTTATCCGAAAACTTTGACGCACAAGTATGCTTGATATCACATAGCAATGGATTTGACCCTAGCGATAAAAACTTCACCTTAACTCATGGAGCGGACTATGAATTGACCGCTCAGTTGTATGATATTATAATGAAGAGGAGGCGAGTTAACAATGTTGTACTTTATGACGAAATACTATCCGCGTGGGATACAAAAGCTCTCATAAGTCATTTAGATATGCTTGTTAGTGGACGCATACATGGGGCTGTTGCTGGATTATCTCAGTCAATACCAACAGTTATGCTTAATTATAAGCATGGTCCGGCAGCACACAAAATTCATGGGTTTGCAAAAGTTTGTGAGTGCGAACAATATGTTGCTGAAGTTGACAATTCTAATGATACAAAATTAATTTTGTCACAATGTTTCAGCAAAAGGCATTTCTACAAACATCATTTAGATAAAATCATACCTCAAGTCAAGATGCGGGCTAAAGAAAATTTCAATCTCTTAAAAGAATTGGTTGGGTAATGAAAGTTGCAATAATGCAGCCTTATTTTTTTCCTTACATAGGTTATTGGCAACTTATAGCAGCAGTTGATAAGTTTGTTATATATGACAATATTAAATATACAAAAAAAGGATGGATAAATAGAAATAAAATTTTAACTAATGACAAGGCAAAAACTTTTACGCTGCCAATACAAAAAGACAGCGATTTTCTAGATGTAAATCAGCGCTATATCTCCGATTCTTGGGATAAACATAAGATGTTAAATTTAATTAAAGCATCATACTCCAGAGCGCCTCAATACAAAAAGATTGTATCCTTGATTGAAAAATGCTTATTCATTGAAAATAAAAATTTATTTGAATTTCTTTACATTAATTTAATTAATGTCCTTGATTTTCTAGAAATTAAAACAGACATAGTCATATCATCCACCCTAAATATAGATAATAATTTAAAATCTAAAGATCGAGTAATTGCAACTTGCAAAAAGCTTAATGCAACTCAGTATATAAATCCTCAAGGAGGTATAAATTTATACAATAAACTAGAGTTTGAAAAAAATAGGATAGACCTAAAATTTTTGTTCTCAGATCAGATTGTGTACAAACAGTACTCAGATCGTTTCTTACCTTGGCTTTCTATAATTGACATGCTCATGTTTAACGATATTACAACAATTAAAAAGTTTTTACAACAATTTACTTTGCAGTGATTTCGCTATCCACAGACAATAGATATATCAATATCTTCAATTTTTTAAATAAAAATCAAGATTTATTTAAGCCCGCTCTTTCTGAATACGTAAATATTAAAGAGTATTGTACTAAATTGGCAGACAGTGCAGAGAATTTATTTTTAATAGATAATCAAAAATTCTTAGCTCATGCAGCATATTATATTAACAATGATGACTCAAACTTATTTATTAGTTCTTTTTGCGTTGACAGGCATAACCTTAAAAAAGGTCTAGGAATATATCTTATGCAGTGTATAAAACAACGAATGCTTGAGCTAAACTTTACCTCCATCGTATTAGAAGTGTTTATAAAAAATCAATCGGCAATTAATTTTTATCAAAAACAAGGGTTCTTAATTTCAAATAAAACAAACTTAAAATTAACACTTCAATTTTTAAAAAATGAATAAATTCGCCATAGTTATTTCTACATATAAAAAGCCTGACGGAAGAACACCTAAGCTGTTAAGCAAAACTCTTCAATCTATTATTGATCAAACTTATACTAATTGGAAGGTTTTTCTTATAGGAGATAAATATGAAGATGATGAAGAATTCAAAAAATTAGCAAGCATTATTCCTACAGATAAAATTAAATGTGTGAATAGACTGGATGCTATTGTAGAAAGAGATATATATCCCATGCCATCTAAACCCCTTTGGTGTGCAGGAGGAGGTTCATCAACTAGATTTGGAATAGATTTAGCATTAAAAGAAGGTTATGATTTCATATGTTATCTTAATCACGATGATTGGTGGGATTGCAATCATTTGGCAAATTTTAACTCAGCATTAATAGAGTATCCTAATTTGTTTTTTTTGGCTTCTCGCAGTCATTATTTGCAAATGAATCATATTTTACCTCCACCTTCTCAAAAAGGCGGAATTGGTTATTACCCAATTCCACAACGTATTATTACTTCATCTACTTGCATAAAATTTTCAGAAACAAGCGTTAGATCTAGAGATGTATTTAAAGAAACGGGTGTGGCAATTCCTGGAGACATGGATCTGTGGAGCAGATTATCTCAATTTATGAAAAACAATAATAAGCATGGCTTTTTAACAAACGAAATAACGTGCTATCATTTAGAAGAAGGTTCTGCAAGCACACACTTTAAATAAAATAGAAATGCACATTATATTAGGAAAAAACGGATACATTGCAGAAGCTATAATTAAAGAATTAAAGTCGCGCGATTTACCTCATGTCGCACTTTCTCGCACAGATGTAAATTATACCAACAAATGTGATTTTGATCTTTATGTGTTAAATAATTTTCATCGCAACATTTTAGAGGGTGAAGAAGTTGTTGTTGTTAATTGTGCAGGATATATCGGCAAACCAAATGTTGATGCTTGTGAATTGGCGAAAGCGGATTGCATCGAAGGAAATGTATTGTTTCCCGCGATGTTGTCGCAACTTTGTGCAGATCGGGGCTATCAATATGTTCACATAAGTTCGGGTTGCATTTATGGTGGATACTCTAAACACTTTACCGAAGAAGATGCTCCTAATTTTGATTTTAAAAATGGCAGTTTTTATAGTGGCACAAAAGCTCTCGCCGAAAAAGTTGTGATTCAAAACAATCCAAGCAGTTACATCTTTCGATTACGCATTCCATTTGATGAATATAGTTGTCCGCGAAATTACTTGACAAAATTGCTTACCTATGATACTCTATTAGATGCTGAGAATTCGTTGAGTCATCGCGGAGACTTCGCAAAATATTCAATACAATTAATAGAGCAAAACGTTCCCAAAGGAATATACAATGTCACCAATAAAGGAAGCGTAACAACAAAACAAGTCGTAAAACTAATGAAAAAACATTTAAAATTAGATAAAGAATTTAGTTTTTTTAGCAAATTAGATGATTTTATGATGAAAATTACCGCTCCTCGCTCGAATTGTGTGCTCGACACAAACAAGGTTGAACAATATATCGATATTCGCACAACCCAAGATGCACTTAAGGACGCACTTTCAAAATATAAATAAATGCATATCATTTACAGAATATCTGATGCGGGACATAAAAAAGTAAAACCTGCATATATAAACAATAAAAAATGCTTACAAAATGCATTATCTGTATTCTCAAATAGTAAATGGAAAATTATCGCAGACAATACTAGCGAAGAAACAGACTCTTACATTCCCTCAGAATATATTCAAAAAGTTAACCAAGGAAATGGAGCAAAGACATTCAATCTTGCACTTGATTATGCTTTATCTCTTCCCGATGACGAAATAGTTTATTTTCTAGAGAATGATTATCTTCATAAACCAAATTCTGAAAAAATTTTAGAGCAAGTGTTTTCATTAAATCCAAGTTTTGTATCTCTTTACGATCATCCCGACAAATATATTGAACCAAAAAACGGAGGAAATCCTCATTGCGAAGGTAGATCAGAAAAAACTAGAGTATACATATCAAATTATTGTCACTGGAAAATAACAAACAGCACAACTATGACTTTTGCGTCCAAAGTATCAACTCTTAAAAAAACAGAATCTATATTCAGGAAATATAGTCAAGGAACATATCCTCACGATTTTCATATTTTTTCAGAATTAAAAAAAATGGGCTATATAACAATCAGTCCTATACCTAGTTTATCAACTCATGGTGAAAGCAGGTGGCTTGCACCTTTTGTAGAATGGAGTAGCTTATGAATAAACACACACTATCAATTCAAGAAGACGAAGATGGTGAATTGTTTTTTGAAATACCGCCACAAATTCTCGCACAATTAAATTGGCAAGAAGGTGACAACATTGAATTTATCGAACATTCAGAAGGCTTAATGTTACGCAAATATGAAACGAATAGAAATAGCAAGAAACAATAAAATAAAAAAATACGATCTTGAAATGATTCGTATTCTTTCTGCACTTGATGGAATCGAAGAAGGATGGGGTGGCAGTTTATTGACTGACGCAAGCATGATCTCGGATTTTTGTTTGACCGCCACAGAAATAAAAAATTTATCAAAACAACTGCGAGTACCAATCACTGAAGATGATCTGTTTGTTGATATTGCCGCGAGAATGAGCTTAAAATAAAGCTTGACATATTTATCGTCTTATGCTAATATCATTGCATGGGATTATTCGACAGAGTTTATTGTAAAGTAAAACTTCCTCTTCCAAAGGATATGCAAGGCTTGCCCGACAAAGATTGGTCAAGCGAAGAATTTCAAAGCAAAGATTTACAGCTATGGATGCACGACTACGAGATTCGCGAAGACGGATCATTGTATTGCGACGACGAGCATGTTGAAGGTTATCATGGTTGTTTTTACTTTTATACTCATTTTTTTGAAGAAGATTCGCCTAACGACTATCGCATAGAATTCAAGGCAATCTTTGCATACGGAAAATTAAAAGACATCCAGCTTATTGAGTTTAATGCTTATTCTAATGATGAACGAAAAGATTTTAACAAAAAAACAAAATTAGAAGAAGCCGCACGCAATAAGTATGTAAATACACTAAAATATAAAATATACTATCATTTGTATCGGCGACCCATATTATTTTTATTCAACAAAATTTTTGATACAATTGACCGCATTTCATTTCGCAGAATACAATATCAACGCTTTTTGATGTTTATGGATTGACATGAACACACCAATCTGCTATACTTATGACTATGAATACAATACTCGGACTAACTTGCATCAGCGAAGAACTAAAAGATAAGGACAAAAAGAAATACTCATTTCAAACAATGACTCGCAAGCGTTTCAACGACTTGTGTAAAACAGAAGATAGAAATGAACCGCTTCGTCAATTATCTGAAAGAATTTTGCATAATTGTTGTGTTACTTCTGCTATTTTGCATCATTGCTTCAAGTCAGATATTGGTCACTACAGGCTTAGTAGCAATTTATGTCCCTTGGTTACTGATGAAACATTGGAAATCGATTTGGAAGAGCTTCCTGACATCGAAACAATCAAGCAAGAATTTCGACATATAGGTATTCTCGCAAAAACATTGAATATCAGCATTGGTTCGCATCCCGATCAATTTTGCGTATTAGCTTCACTCAACCAAGATGCAGTTCGCAGAACAATAATCGAACTAAATTTTCAAGCAAAAATCTTTGACATGATCGGATTGCCGCGAGATCACACTGCACCCATGAATATTCATGTGAATGCAAGCCCAACGCCTATCGTAGGAGCGGAGATGATGATCACTCCCGAACAGATACATAAACTTAAAGTCAAACAGCTTGCAGAACGCTTCTACGAGAATTTGCAAAAATGCGATGAAGGTGTACGAAATCGTCTCACGATCGAGAACGAAGATAAAAGTTTCTTTAATGTAGATAATTGTCTGCAGTTTAGTGAATATTTATTTGATAAATACCAATACAATTTACCTGTGGTTCACGACAATCTTCACGATAATTGCAATCCATCAGAGGAGAAAAATATTATCAGAAATGCGGAGAGATGTGCTTATACATGGGTAAACCAAGGAGAAGGAGATAACAATTTTATTTCACCTGTATTTCATTGGTCTTTCGGTAAACCCGAAAAGCCAAGAGCTCATGCAGATTATGCACCGCCACACAATTCTTATCCGCCTGTAATAGCTATCGATCCAAATTATCCCGCAAAGTTCGAAATCGAGCTAAAATTGAAAGATAAAGCAATTCGCTTACTTAAACAGCAAGTCGAGCAATCTATTTAATTTTATTGGTTTTTAATAAGTTTTCTTTTGCCCAAAGGGGTTGCAAATTTGTATAGTGATTGGCTTGCCAAGGATCGTCAGAGTTATTAATATACCAATCAAGAGGAGTGATGTGATCGATATGCCATCCATCAAAACCATGATTATCCCAAGTCATACCTTCCTGCCACTGCGATTCTATATGTTCTTTAAATTGCTCAAGAGAGCAACCAAGGGAATCTAATGATTGCATATTTTTTTCTTGTTTAACTGCATCAGCAACTCTTAAGCTATATCTTCTAATAATGCATTTTAATTTATATAAATGATTATTTTTATAATTTTGCTTATGCCAAGAATTTACTCTTTTAATTATCTTATCTTTATTTTTTAAATAATGCCTTTTTTTGTTTTCTCGTAATGCTTGCTGATTTTTCTTAGCGTATTCTTTTTGATATTCAGCAATTTTAACTTTATTTTTTTGTGCGTATCGTTTTTGCTGCTTGCCAGTGCAAGACTTACAAATAGGTCTTAATCCATCTTTTTTTGTTCGGTCTTTATTGAAATCGTTCAGAGATTTTTTCTCTTGACATTTCGTGCATTTTTTGATATTATCCACTATAATATATTACACTTAAAATGATCGAAGTTAAGCAAAAAGACAAAGCTATCCGCTTATTGCAAAAAGCATTAGGTCAAATCATGCAATGCAATATCAAAATATAGTTAAGTAGTATTTTCTATATACCCTTGAACCATAAAATAATGTTCACTTATTTCTACTCCTGTAAAATCGTCATTCACAACTACTTCTAGTCGTTCATTATTTGACCCTACTAATCGTAATGGGTATCCTGCCTTAGAAAATGTCCATCTTGCTCCTGCAATGGCATCTTCATTATAATCAGTATTAAGGTTGCCTCCTGCAGGATCAACATCAAAGCATACTCGTATCCATCCACCGAAAGTCTTAATTGGTATTCCGTTTGTTAAATCAATAATTGTACCCGAATCGTTCTGAACTCTTACTTGGATTCCTGTTGATAATTCTTGATCTTTTCCGTACTGATCGAACTTAAAATCTCCTTTTTTCATTCTGAAATAAATAAGCATTCTTTCTAGCCTATAAATTTCAGTTGGAGATGGTTGTATATAAAATATCTCTTGACTACTGCTATAATCTCCAACAACATTTTCATTAATAAATAGGGGTAGGTACTGCTCCATAACCTGCAGTTGGTGGATTAGAAGTTGTCACTTCTACAACCCCATCAATTCCAACTGATCCGCCTGTTATTTCGACTGATCCTCCCAAAATCGTAACTTCTGATGCTGAACCTCCACCCGACCCTCCTGATGGTTGTTGCATAGGAACCCACCTTTCCTCAGAAGTGCTCCACACATAGTTAAATGGTATCGTAAAATTGCGATGCGGTACAAGCTCGCTAGAGTCATCAAATCTTGGTTGTTCAGTCATAAAATATATTTACACTTTATAGTTGACAAAATATTGTTTTTCGCGTATACTATATAAAAATGAAAAAAATACATGAACTATTTACTAAATTTACTACTTATCGCCGGGATTGTGCTATTGAGTTGTGTGTTATTGTGGCAATCGTAATGTTTATATTGACGGCATGACAAAAGAAAAAACTTCAAATAATCAAAATGGCAAGGGCGACTCGCCACGCAACAATACCTCACGAAAATTTCGCGACAATTACAACAAAATAAATTGGAAAAAAAAGATTGACAAACCAAAGAAAAAATAGTATACTTTGCAATAAATAAATTATGATAAAATTAGGCGTAAGAGGTAGCGTAGATTCAGTAAATCACATTCTAATTAAAATAGATGATTTGACTTTAATGACTACTGAAAATTTGTTTCTTGCAGGAGAAGAATATAGAATCCAAACAGGAAAAAATGTATTACAATTATTGAATTCGCTATCAAAAGATCACGAAATCTCTGTTAAAAGTAATGTGGCAGATGAGATTTAAATGTTTTGGACTTAAAAAACGGAGAATTACAACAATGGATCAAATAACAGAGCTATGGAACTTACCTTGGGGCGACGGCTTGTTGCTAACATTTATGTTGATGGCACTTTATACATACAAGGTATGGATAGACAATAAATTCAAGAAATGAAAAACATTAGCTTATTATTAATTTTACTATTGACAGGATGTAATCATTCTTCTAACCTTCAACCCGAAGATACTAAAGTTTCTCGTTCAGCAGAAATGCAAAAGGAAATAGATTACATATTATCTTTAGATGAAGCATATAAAGCGGAAGAAAAAATGTATTTAGAAGAAATAAGGAGAGCAGAAGAAAATAATGATCAAGAAGCATTTAAATTTTATTTTTCAGAATATGTTAAAGTCAAAAGA